TTATGTCACAATGTACAGCAGGTTGGTAAAACAAACAAGATTCTCCAGGATTTACCAGATCTCGAAAAACAGTTATTAGAGTGTGTACACTTTCATAATAATGAAGGATTAAACTATGCATCTGAATTTCGACTATCCGATGTATATGTAGAATTAGCACATAGTGGAGCGATCTATGCACCACATGAACATGCTAATTGCTTATTCTCAGGCACGTTTTTTATATCATATCAAGAAGAACAACATGCTTACCTTAAGTTTAAGAGACAAGTACAGAGTCAAATGTTCCCAGTTATGATGCTACCATTTAAACAAATGACAGCATTTAATCTACAGGAAGCAACAGTTCCATTTAAGAATGGTGATGTAGTAATCTATCCATCTAATCTAACACATGGGTATGAGAGCAATCAATCAGATGGTAGAATCACTCTAACCTTTAATGTAGTTCCACAGTAGTCAGCGTATGCATTATTGTCACATTTACGGTAAAAGGATAGTATCCTTGTGTATATTTTAAATGTTTAAATAAATATAGGTAAGATCTTTATTCATGGGATAATACACGGAGTTGCTACTGTCTCAAATTTTAAGGTATCGACACCGATTTGTCAACAGTACAGGGACGAAATCAGAGAAACCACACACATTTGACAAACATTTGAGTTTCCTATATAATATACACATGGGTCAGTACCCCATAGTTTTCCACAGGTGTGGATAAGTGTAGAGACATAATTGCCTTAATTGCCTAGACCATTTTGCCCTTATTGCCTCTCATGCAAATGACTAAAACAATCACCCTAGAGACCACCCCACCTGTTAGTGTTAAGATCTGGGAAAAGAACAGGAAACACTTTTGGGCGTATGACTATCCAGGATGCAGTAAGAACGGAGCATTTCGGAGTTATCAACAGGCACTTGAGGATGCTTACGAGTTCTCTACTACACTCTAATGCAAATCCCTAGTAACCTAGAATTTCTCATGGAATTGTATGACCTTGGGAGTCTACCACCTGATGAACAGATAGAACTCGCACAGGGTCTAATCGACTATGGACTGGTAGATGATCTCAGACAATACCAACCCCTATGCGACTACTTCATTGCTGAGGGTCTATGCTATGATGTACACGTGGGAGACGAGAGTATAAATACTCAGGGCAGTTAGGACAGGGTTATTTACGTATATTAAAAAAGTACCTTCTTCTTAAGCTATAAACGTATCCCAGAGGGGTCGTGATATCTAATGCATATCAAAAATATTTTCGTTATATAAAAATTCCCCATAGGTAAAAAATGAGAGAGAAGGATCAAAGGAAGTATGCGAAGAAGTTAATAAAACTTGCAAAGTGTTGCCCACAGTGGTATACTAAGGGTGACGTAAGATTTGCCAAACTCATTAAGAGTCGCCTCAAGAAAAAGGATGACAAGACCAACGTATGACGTAGTGTGGAACAAATGGAAGGACTACATGAACCTTCCATGGTGGAAACAGAAGCAAAACATCGGAGGATGCTATGGAGTGATACTGAAGTTCTATGAAGAACAGTATGGTATACCTCTATATGATTATCCGAGTGAGAAGAAGTACTACTTTAAGACTGACTATATACACTCTGCTGCACCGAATGGGAGTACGATAATATATCAGGGAGATAATATGACATCCTTTGATCATCATATAATGAAGGAAGGGGATGTTATTATCATGCGTCTATACATAGAACCTCTACAAGGGGGGTATAGGAACGCTGAAGGGCATCGTTTATGTAATCATATCGGAATATACCTAGAGGGCGGTTATATGCTACATCACCCATATCAAGGGCAGTCTACCATTATAGACTTAGAGGGAGATGGGGCGATGTATCTGTCATATGCTGAGTTGGTACTTCGTAAAAAAGAAATACCTATATAAAAATGAATACAAAGATACTATGTTAATGTCTGATAGATATGCAATGCATCTAGAGGTTGACGATGATGGGGATTATTTCATGAAGATCCCAGAAGATTTGGTCAATGATCTAAGATGGGTAGAGGGAGATACACTGGACTTCGAAGAAGATATAGATGGCACTGTAATCCTTACGAAAGTACAAAAAAAATCACCGTAAAAAAAACCCACCGTTTACTCTAATATATTATGGAAGAATTCTTAGACCAGTATAAGGAACATATGGAGATGATCAGTAAGGGACTCGAAAACCTTGCTAAGAGAATCGAAACACTGGAACATGGAATAAGTCACATGCCACCGCCAGGTGCTGATATGGTAAAGTATAAACCTGAGGGATATGCTGACCACTTAAATCTTGCTGAATTGTTTGACGATCTATATACCCGCCTAAATATGTTGGAGAGACGTATTAAGGAATTGGAGTAGTGCCATCCTATATTTTAGAAACAGGTAGGAGTTATCCTAACGTAGTGACCAGTAGCACCTTCGCTGCTGACTACCAACGTCCTGCTGATAGTAGATACCAGTCACATGATAATCACAGTGGTCCAGGTACCAACTATAATATTACATTTAACGGATTCGGTCCTGGTTCTTTAATAGCAGGAAAGGATGTAGTCTTATATTTGGGTGATGATGATGAAACTTGTGTAGGATCATCCTGTGATGGTGCTCGTCTACCAATTTATAGATGGTATCGTAGTAAATATCAAGATCATACCTATACACAACAGAAAGTATTAGACCATACTAGGGATTTTCCTGGTGATGGTAATGCAAAGAAGGTCATGCAGGGTTATAATAGAGAACCTCGTGACGGAAGAGCAGTATATCATATAGCAAGAAAGGCAGCAACTGGTACAACAGCGTTATATGCTCATTATAATGCAACTCTGAATGACACAATGTTGTCTACGAATGCAACTCCTCCTTCTGGATATGCATTAAGAGAGACGATTGGTTATATTTGGACAAGTTCATCCAATGCAGATGCATATAAAGCAGTTAGTGAGACAGTAAAACCTCTTTACGAGTATTACTATCAGTCAAATACCATGAAGAGGGATCACTTCTATACGATTGATCCTACAAATGAGGTAAATTTACAGACAGGAATAGCAGGAGTACCTGATTGCAAGGATCCTAGAGACCAATCGTACACATATGTTGGGATAGTAGGCTATTGTTTTGAGTTAAACAAGGCAAGTAGTGCAGTTACTACCTATGCTGACATCGGATCTATCGGTCCGACAGGGGAATGTAACGTAAATAGATCGAATTGGTACCAATGGAACAATAACTGGACACTCTTAAAGTATCTCCGAGAGCAGAATGGCGTACCTGCGGTACAAGGTTGGGGTAATCCTGACAATGTAGCTGGTGTTAATACTACAGATGCACTGTTTGAGTGGTTCTATGGAAGGAATGGTGCAGTAAAAGCAGCACTTCCCCGCTATCTTTCATTCGAGCAGTCGTATGATTCGCAGTTTATATACTATTTGTATGATACATCGTACCCATGGAACGGTCCTGTCTATGGAATTAACTTCAGTTTGAGTGATGCAGCGTGTTGTCCTAACGATTTTGACTATGCAGACTGCCCAGTTTGTGTTCCTGTACCTGTAGAGTACAGTAGATTCTATGAAATAAGGTCAGATTCATGGGAAACACTCAAAACTAAGATGACTATAAGTGATCTAAAGTCTAAAAATGTCAATGAATCCTTCTTAGTAGCGGATACGGTCAGTCGTAGAATCCTTTTTAGGTACACAACGACCACTGGATCCTTCTTTATAGGTGAAAAAATCAACGGATGGGACATTACACAGATCAGATACTTCGGTGATGAACTAAAAGTGGGGTATATGGAGCTGAATGGGGAAGGAAATGAGTTCACATATCTACAAGCATTCACTTCTACCGACAATGGTGGTATACAAGTACTATCTGGATACGGTATAAAGGACAAAGGAGCGTTCTTTGGTGTCTATGAGTTCCCTAAAAAGATAACTTACTACAAAGTTGAGATAGATCCACGCCAATTGATTGCTAATCGTACACTTGATACTGCAGATATAAGAGCAAATATAAATTCAGAGGGTCAAGTTGAGAGTGTAGAGATCATTAATGGTGGAATGGGGTATGCTCAACCTCTTATTGACATCGAACAACCTGCTGTTTTGACTGAAAGGTCTGCAAATGACAATGCAAGGAAGACTTTACACAACATGGGAGGGTGGGATCAGACAATGATGGACTCTCCTAACGATCCTGTGAACAATCCATACGGTGAAAAGAACAATTTTAGCTTTAAGGACATCAAAAAGAAGCAGTCTGCTGTTCTAGAAGAGGATATGTCGCAGAGTTTTAACGAAAGAGAGAACTTAATACCCTATGGAAACGGTGCTCAGAGGGGAGAGGTGCAAATATCAGGCACAGATGCCCAAGTTGATGTGGGAAATAAGCAATTAAGAAGAGCAACAGGTGAAGGAAAAGGTAAAACTCCCCTTAAGAAGGCAGAAATAGAGATAACACAGTTAGATGAGAACGGATCTATCATAGAATTGCTTATAAAAAACCGTGGTAGTGGTTATGATCCTGATCCAAACAACAGACCTGCGGTATTTGTGGTCGATGCTGAGAAGGATACGTATACTAATCGTGGTCCTAACGTAAATTTATCAACTAAAACGTTTAAAAACAACATTAGAGCAGAGAATGGACTCAAAGAGAAGATAACTTCGGGTACAGATGCGTCAAGTGAGGAGATAGATCAGATGGATGACGGTATCATAGGTGGTTTTAACACTATGATGAACGGATTTACCACAAAGTACCCTACTGGTTACCTCAGAATTAAGGAAATTGACGATGAGCACACTAATTTGTGCTCAAACTTCCCCGCAAGTTGCATAAACATCGAGATTCCTGGTATTTTCGAAGACGCATTGTTCACTGCAGAGGATGTAAGAGGTCCGACTAAGTATTCTGATTCATTTAAAGAGATGATGACCAACCAATACCCCGATATGCTTGGTGGAGTACGTCAAACTGACAAAAAGAGTGGTGACTTTAGTGATCTATGGGGTTGGAACAACAAACAGAGCTGTATAAATCTACCTCAACCTAAGTTATACACCGCTACACGCTTTTTTGAGATACCATGCCCCTATACTGAGTTGGATGAAGAGAAGAAACAGAAGGCATATGGGTATATGGTGTACAAATATTGTGCATCAAGTGCAGAGAGAGCTAGTTTTAAGGTTTCGATGGCATTAGAGGGGCATACAACGGGTCCTCAGGGGCAAGATTTCATGAACTTCCTAAGAAATTTGCCAGAACCTAATTTAACATGGACTAGAGACTCAGGACCAGGTGGAAATAGCAAATGTTGGCCATGTAAACGAGGTGATATTGAGGGTAGATGCTATCGTGACCCAAGTAATGCGTCTGATATTGTATTTGTGCCTGTTGGTAGTGATGAAAACACCTATGATTATAACAGAGGAGGGTTTTCGGAGTATGAACAGTTTAAAACTTGGTTAGGTGACAATTTATCTTCCCATGATCCCAATGGGCAAGTTGGTTGGATTGCTCATGAGGCAGATCCTGAGACTGGGCAGGAACTTGATACACGATATTGGAACTATACGAATATAAGTGTAGCCATGCCCGTAGGTGGAGTACCTCCTAATGAGTGTTGGGACACCTATCTCCGTCATTCTAGTAATACTAATGGATGCTTAGATGTGTATTGCGGATATAACCCTGCAAATCCAGGTACTAATAAAACTGCATCTACGGGATACTGGGGAGTTGGGTATATTGCCAATCCTCCTTGTACTGGAGGAAATCTAGCACTTGACTTTGTATCTGACGCAGCGATAGCAGTTAACCCTAAGTTGTGTAGTGAGTTTGAGTTGCTCCTTGGACCGTTTAATGGTACAATGTCAGTATTAAACTATAATACAGGATCGACACTCACTTATGGTGATGCAGTCCGTAACTTCGGTAACCCATATTTCAGTGAATGCGATCTAGTATTCGGAACCATGACTAGTATTACTAATCCTGGTACTCTAATAGATAACTCAAAGCGGGTTGCAGCACCTTCTTTCGACCCTACGGATTCGGATAGGGAGGAATATGACGAAGAGTATAAAATTCCCGACAGTCATTACACAACGGATTAGATGGCATACGGTTTCCTATTACCAGTAGCACCTATTACAGGTTTACCTTGTAGCGGACATGGCATATGCATTCCGTCTACGGTTCATTGTGTCATGGGATGTTCTGGTCCTCCACCAATGTATCCTATCAAGATCAAACAGTATACTTGTTGGTGGCCACCACTAGCACTTATACCTTTCGGTCCTCTGAATCCACTAAAGGCAACAGTGCTTACAAACTTCTTACCGACCATGACGTTCGGTGATAGGTTTATAAATCATCCGTCGCCATGCACGAACATTGTAATACACATGTGTCCGTGTGGTAAATCCGTGTGTCCAAAACCAACTCCGTATCCATGTTCGGTATTAACGATCGAAGACGGGGGAGTCGGACATACCCGTATACTCATTGCACAGAGTAAGACGGTATTTGTAACCAAACTACCAATCGGTAGAATATATGATCCATTAGGTATCGGGTTTCCTGGTTTCTCTTGGCCATGTTCATCAGTGGTTGCATATGGGTCACCAAATGTGCTATCATCATAATAACTAATTAATTACTATGGCAGTTAGAACCAAAGAAGGCTCATGGGGAGCATCAATCTATGTTGAGAAGAATAGGAAGAAGACAAAACAAGGTAGTAGCATGAATACAAAGTATTCTGCGACATCTCGCAACCATGCAAAGAAGAAATATAGAGGTCAGGGTAAGTAATGGATACTCAAGCGATGTCAGCAGGAGGTGGAACAACCTCCGATATAGAAGCACAGAGAGATGCTATTCCACCTATGAAAACAAATAAGATGAATTTGTTATCAGATGCATTTAAAGAAGAACTTAAAGAACTCATTAACGAAGTCTTAGACGAGAGAGAACTCCGAGTAAAACTTAATGGTCCTTATGACTTTCCAGAGGATGAATCGGAGATAGTTATAAATGATGATGATCTTGATGGGGGAACTGAATGGCTTTATAGGGGCACATATTAGTTTTTCTGAAAACTCGTCTAAATAACTATTGTTACAGTAAAAGCACTAGTGCCAGCTTATAGATTTAGATCTGAGAAGTTTTTTAGTAGAGGGTTTAAGGACTTAGCAATTTCCTTAAAGGCAAATCCTAATACTAAAGATTTTAGTGCTGTGAGAAATGAGAATGCCATAAAGCAGTCTGTTCGTAATTTAGTTTTAACTCAATTTGGTGAAAGACCATATCAATATGATATTGGATCTAGGGTAACTGGGTTGTTGTTCGAACCTTTTGATGTTTTCCTTGCTGAAGACCTTAGAGACGAAATTTATAATACTATCCAAAGACTAGAACCAAGAGTCGAAGTGGATGCGGTGAACGTTCGAGAGGGAATCGATGAAAACTCGATTGATATAGGTATTCGATATACAATTATCGGACAACAACAGAGTCAAACTGTGGAATTCCTGTTAGAGAGAACGTAAATGCCAGCCACACCATCAGAATTAACGTCACTGGACTTCTTTGAGATCAAGGAGTCTATAAAGTCGTACCTAAGAACTCGTGATGAGTTCACTGACTACGACTTCGAGGGATCTGCTGCATCCTACATGATTGATATACTTGCTTACAACACGTATTACACATCATTTAATGCCAACATGTCTATGAACGAGGCATTCTTGGAATCAGCGACCGTAAGAGATAATATTGTAAGAGTAGCGAAGCAGTTAGGATATACACCAAGATCAATTAAGGCATCTAAGGCATGTGTGAGGATGGCAGTGCAGACTGCACTGATTGCAGGGGGTCAAACCTACCCTGATACTGTTACTATTAAGAAGGGTGATGTATTTGTGTCTAAAAACACGAATGACACATACACTTACTGCTTGATGCAAGATACTACTGTAGCAGTTGACCAGAATAGTGGAATTGCTAACTTTGCTCAGGTTATAATTTATCAAGGTAACTTATTAACCTTTAATTACACTGTTGATGATACTAGAAAGCAAGAATTTGTAATTCCATCAGAATCTGTTGATACTGAACTACTAACTGTCTCTGTAAAACCATCAGAGCAGTCTGTAGAGATCGACCAGTACTCAATATCATCTAACGTAGTAGATATGACTGCTACATCTAGAAATTACTTCTTAGAAGAGACTGAAGACCTTAGATATAAGGTAATTTTCGGTGATGGAGTTCTAGGACGTAAATTAATCGATAATGAATTTGTAATGCTGCAATATGTGACGACTGCAGGTACAGAAGCAAACGGATGTACCAAGTTTTCATTCATTGGTCGTGCAGTAGACTCTACTAATCGTCCTATACCTCCTTCTAGCATGTCTCTAGCGACTATAGACGGTAGTCAAGACGGTACAGACAGAGAATCGGCACTAGGTATCAAATTCCGTGCTCCAAGGCAGTTCTCGACCCAATCTAGGGCGGTTACAGAAGACGACTACGCTTATATCGTCTCTGACCTATATCCTCAAGCAGCAGCAGTTACTGCATATGGTGGAGAGAAGTTAAGTCCTCCTGTATACGGTAAAGTATACATTGCTGTTAGATCAAAATCAGGTGTTAACCTTAATACCACTACAAAGACACGTATTAAGAACCAGTTGCTGAAATATTCGATGGCATCTATCGAACCAGTAATCGTTGACCCAACAATCTTTTATATTACTCCTAAAGTTTACCCTTTCTATAATGGTAACAATACTACTAGATCAGCAAACGAACTAGGTACTGAAATTCTTAAATCAATTGATCAATATAATGGACAAAACCGTGAGAACAGATTTGGTAGTAGATTAGAGAAGTCAAGGTTTAACTCAATGGTTGATGCATCAGATGATGCGATATCTGGAACTAGTACCCAGATAACAATGGGACAGAATCTAGATCAGTTTACGTTTGGGAACGTATTTACTCAATGTCTAGACTTTGGTAACCCAATTACTAACCCTAGTGACCTTGGTGGAAACGATGCAGGAGACAGTACATGCCCTCCTAAGTATTCATCAGTTAAATCTGGTAAGTTCTATGCCACAGGGTACACAGAGAACCTTGCAGACCTCTTAGCGGATGGGTCTACTGCAGGTGGTGGAACAGCAAGTGGTGCAGCATCAGATGCTTCCGATGCTGTATATTCTTCTGCAAATAGAACCACTGAAGTGTTAGTACCTGTTAACATTAGAGATGATGGTAAGGGTAATTTACTCTTAGTAACTACACGTAACGAAAAAGAGGTAACTCTAAACAGTTCTATCGGAACTGTTGATTACACAAACGGTGTTGTTTGTGTAGGACCTTTAGATGTTGCTGATACATCCGATGGAACAACCAGAATCCCTGTTGTAGTCTATCCTGACAGCGATTCTATCACTATACCACCAGGCGTTGATCCTACAATCTTTAACCCTGAAGTGTACCCAATTGATTATGTAACAAACCCTACCACAGTCCCAAGTTTTGATCCCAACAACTTTGGTGGATGGAACTATGGTGGAACCCCAATAAATATCATCAGTTACCCGATTGATGCGTTTACATACCCAGAAGTCGATTCCTGTTTCTAACGAATGCAAACTATTAGTTCTGTAAATATATCCGATAGAGTCGAAGGTCAATTACCTGATTTTATCAAGCAAGAAGACGAGCAGTTTGTCTCGTTTCTGTTTGAGTATTATAAATCACAGGAAAAGACAGGTCGTCCTTATGATCTATTAAACAATATCCTAACTTACTTGGATATTGATGCATATGATCAAAAAGTCTTAGCGTCTTCTACTGAATTAATAAAAGACGTTGATACAGCAAACTCACTTATAGAAGTTGAGTCAATTGATGGATTTATGGATCGTGATGGATCTGTAATGATCGATAACGAAGTAATTTACTACGAAGAGACAGTTCGTGGTCCTGATGCTATCCTAACACCAGGTTTATCACTAGAAGAATTTAATAAAAAGAGACAAGAACTAGAAAGTCCATTTTTAGACTTTGATGGGGTCACTACAACCTTCCCACTTAAGTTTCTAGGTACTCCAGTCTCACCAGTCTCAGCAGAGCACTTAGCAGTCATAGTTTACAATCAAAGTATGATCCCTAATGTGGATTATACGATTAGTGGTACTAATATAACTTATACTGTTGCTCCTAGAGCTAGAATAGGTACTGATATAGTTGGTTCTACTAGAATCCTTTATTACATTGGTTTTGCCGACTCTGTAATCAAAGAATTAGTCTTCCCTGCTCCTGCAGGACTTGCAGGTCAAGATTCTATGACTCTTGGTTATGATAATCTAGCATATTCACCAATTTCAGAGATTGGTTTGATTATCAACCGTAATGGTCTTCTACTATCACCATATATCGACTATGTGTTGACTGATAACAACACACAGATCAAGTATTTTGTAAATATCGCTCCAAACGATATATTTCACATTCGTTCTATCGAATATGTGTCACCTTCTGTTGGTACTGGTGCAAAAGCGGTTACTCGTGTTGGACTGAATGGAGAAATCGAAGCAATTCAGGTAAAAGATGGTGGTAAGCAATATGAACTAAACTTTGCACCTAAAGTTTCTATTACATCGAGTACTGGAACAGGGCGTGGTTCGGCTGCACGAACATTAGTTGCAGGAATTAAAAATATACAGCTAATTAACGGTGGACAAGGATACACAGCATACAACCCACCTAAAGTATTAATAACACCACCTACTGATCAGGTAAATGGTAGTGGTGCTAAGGCATCCATCACAGTTGATGATACAACAGGTCAAGTTAGTTCTATTCAGATCACTAACTCTGGATCTGGTTATGACTTCATTCCTGCAATAAGTTTTGTAAACCCATCTGGTGCTATCATCACTGATCCAACGATTGACTCCGAGGGTAGATTAAATGCAGGTACTATTACTATTACTGATGGTGGTATAGGTTACAGTAATCCACCTACAATCTATATTGACGCTGCTCCCACTGACGGAGTTGATGCTGTTGCTGAGTGTACAGTGTCACCCGATGGTGAAATAGTAGCTGTTACTATTACTAACAGAGGTAGAGGATATACTTCTGCCCCTAGAGCAAGAGTTGTGCAACCTATTGGTGCTCAAGTTCTAGATGTTACCGTTGCAAACGGTTCTGTTACTAATGTTAACTTATTAACTGGTGGAAAGGGATATACTGATGCTCCATCTGTTTATATTGTAGATGATCGTAAAGGACCTCTAGGAGAGTCAATTGGTGGTACTGGTGCAGAAGCAGCAGCAACTATCTTTAACGGTGAGATTACAGATATCAATATTATATCATTTGGTACTGGATACTCAACTACAGAACCACCTAGAGTATACATCGCAGAACCCTTGTCAGCACAGTCATCTTGCGACGTTGGATTTGGGGAAGTTACTGGTTTTACCATTCTATCATCTGGTAGAGAGTATCAACCATCTTCATTAAAGGGATGTGCTAGAGGTGTATCTGAAATTGTAGAATTTGATAAGTTCGGTAATCAAATATATGCAAAAGAGTCACAACTAAGGCAAAGTAACCATACTACTGGTGCTATTGTACATAACCTTGATGCAAAGATCATTACACAGGTATTTGACAAGTTCCGTCGTCAATATATGCCTACAATCAACATTGACTATACTCAAGTCAACCCGATTCAGGTTATTAAGACAATTAAGGACTTCTATGCATCTAAAGGTACGAAGACTGCTGCACAATATCTCTTTAAGATCTTATTTGGTGAAGAAGTTGATATATTCTATCCTAGAGACGAACTAATCAAACCATCTGATGCTTCTTGGGTAGTTGACACTATTTTACGTGCTGAGTTGATTTCGGGTGACCCTGCAAACTTATCAAATGCTCAGTTAGTCCAGAATGCTGATGAGGTTGACCAAAATATTAAAGATGCTACTGTATTGATCGAAAACGTCATTTCTATTATAGAAGGAACTGACGTAATCTACGAATTAGCAATATCTGAAGAAACTTTAACAGGTACCTTTAAGATTCCTTATAAAACAAGTCTTGTAGAACCTTTATCAACAACTGGTAACATAATAACTGTTGACTCCACTATTGGATGGCCAGAAAAGAACGGAACTATCATAATTAACGATCAAGAGACTGTACAGTATAAAGATAAGTCACTTAACCAGTTCATTGAGTGTACTAGGTCTAAAAATGGTGTAGTAGAAGACTGGGATCCTGGCACATTAGTTTATTCAGACATATTTGTCTATGTAAACCAAGGATTAGCTAACGAAGTCAAATTAAGAGTCTTAGGTATTGCTGAAGCGGGTACTACAGTCCTAGAAGACAGTGGTTCTTACTATCTACCTGGTGACAAGTTAAATGTTGCTGCTTTAGGATCAACTGACATTGATGAGAGACTACAATCATGGTTATATAACGTTAAGAAGTTAATTAGTGTTACTAGTATCACACCAGGTGGTATAAACAACCAAACTGCAACTGTTGTTTGTTCTAATGCTCATGGTTTGCTTGTAGAAGACCAAGTTACCATCTATGGTGCTAACCCTGCTGTTTACAATGGTACATTTGAGGTTACATCTCGTCTAAACGACTTTACCTTCTCTTATAATATACCTACCCCAATGGATATCGTTCCACAGGGTAATATCTTACTTTCTGTTGACTTAAACAGAGGTAAGTCACAAACATCCACTATTAATGAAGTAGTTTCACTGTTTACTTCTAATATACAGAATGCTTTCTTTAATCAAGACTATGTTTATGTTGCAGCGTCTGGATTGCCCAACTATAAGATAGGTCCTTTCCAAGGTTCTGCTATTATACCAGGAAACCAAAGAAAACTACTTAGATTCCCTAGAACAGTAGAAACTATTTCTACAAGAACAGCAATTGGTGCTAACAACCCAATTGGTGCTTGGGTTAACGGTGTTTCTGCTTGGTCTTACAAATCTTCCGAATTTGTCACCTTTGGTCCTCTTACTGCTATCAATATTACCAATTCAGGTATAGATTATGATGCAGGATCAAAACCAGCTCTAGAAATCACTGGTGGTGGCGGTACAGGTGCTGCAGCGACTGTTACTGTTAATGGTTCATTAAGTAATGTAGAAGTTTTAACTGAAGGTACTGGATATACATCTCAACCTCTAATTTCTATCGTTGGTGGTGGTGGACAGGGTGCAACTGCACAAGCAGTTGTTACGAACGGTAGAGTAACAAGAATTCTAGTAGAAAACGCAGGAACTGGATATACATCACAACCTACAATATCAATCACTGGTGGAAATGGTGCAGGTGCTACTGCTACTGCCTCTGTACGAGGTGTAATCAGTGCAGTTACACTAAGTAGCACAGGAAGTGGTTATACGTCTACACCGACCATAAAACTCAATTCTGGAGAAGGTGCATTAGCACAACCAATCGTTATCAACGGTAGAATCGTATCTATTGCTATTATTAACTCTGGTTCAGCATATACATCAGCACCTACTGTTTATATTAATGGTGATGGATTTGGTGCTACTGCAACTGCAGTTATTGGTACATTAGGTGAAGATAAGGGTAAAGTTATCTCAGTATCAATTACAAACAGAGGTGTTGGATATACACAGGGAATGACTGCTGTTAGAATGGAAGCAGTTGGTCAATTAGCAACATTTACTGCTGATGTCTTCCAGTGGAACAAAAACGTAGAATATCAATTAGATCCTGATCCTGCTAACCCCACAGCAACTAATGCTGACGGATCTCTTAAGAAAAGGTATGACATAGCAAGAGGATATGTATTTACTGGATTTAATAACCAGTATGGTGGAGAATATGCTCACGTTTCAGATCCTAAAGAACTACGTTATGTAATTGGTGATAATGTATTCCTAAACCCAGAAACTAATCGTTTCCAAGAAGTTCCTTCTAATATAGACCATTCTCCTATCATTGGATGGGCATTTGATGGTAACCCAATCTATGGTCCTTATGCATACATCGATCCTACTGATCAGAACAGTGGTATTAGAAGAATGCGTTCTTCTTATAAAATTAAGACAGAACTTATTTTTGATGAAGATACAAACCCAACTCCTGCTAGAATAGATGGTCCTTTATTAGCAAATTACCCTGCAGGATACTTTGTTAATGACTATACCTATACATTCCAACAAGGTGACCTAGATCAGTACAATGGACGTTTCTGTAAGACCCCAGACTACCCTGCAGGTACATATGCATACTTTATAACCATTGATGAGTCAGATGCAGGTTTACCTGTCTTCCCATACATCATTGGATCAAGTTTTAACTCAGTTGTTGATACTTGGAACCTTTCACTTAATGCTGTACAAGAAAACATCCCACAAGACGTTGCACGTTTCAGAGATCCATACGTTAACGTTGATATTGACATTGATCGTCAACCTAACCAAGAATCAGATTCATTTGTAACTGAGAAAGAAGGAGATCTTCTAATATTCGAAATAGAAGATATAGATGGTGATGCAATTATATCTCCTGCTGAAATAGCAACATTACAAGCAATAACTGAAGAAGCAGCACTACAGATCTATGATTACTTCCCTAGAGTATCAGCTGAGTCAAGAGTTGATATCGAAGTTGATACAACGACTAAATTTGAGTCTGCACAGATAGATGGATTCGTTGTAGAGAATGCAGGTGTATCTTATCAGGTAAATGACACTTTATTCTTTGATAACACAGGAACAGACGGGTTCGGGGCTTCTGCCATTATTGAGTCCGTCCAGGGCCGAACAATAAGTGCATATACAAAGGAAATCATTAATGATGTCCCACATGGTAAAATAACCACTGCAACTGCACATGATCTGATTGCACAAGACCAAATAATCGTAAATTCCAAGGTTATTACTGATAACACTAATAAACGTTATTATACTTCAGTTGTTACTGGTATTGAGACTATTACAGTGACACAAACTGGTATTGGTTATAATACACAGATTCCACCAACATATGAGATCATTACAACCACTGGACAAGACGTTGCCTTTAATATTGTCCTAGATGAGACAACTGGTAAGGTTGGAAACGTTAATATCGTTAATAGTGGTTTTGGATACGATACTGCTAACCCTCCACAGATTAGAGTCTCTCATCCACAACAATACAAGAAAACTTACTACTGGTTATCTGAATATTACGAAGATACCGATAAAATCAACATTATCGATTCTAAAGTTGCAACAGACCGCCATATTTACATTTGTGGTGAATTAACTCAAGTTAATGGTGATACTTCTGCATTCCTTGCTAAATTTACTGATTTGGGTGTTTTAGTCTGGGATAGAACACTTATTTCAGTTACTACCAATAAAAAGGCACGTTGGAAGTCAATGTACCTAGATCAGACTTCTGCAGAGAATCATTTGATCTATATCATCGGTGAAACCGAATCTCAGACAACTGCGACTTATAATCCCGATATTTTAGTTGCTAAGTACGAATCTGGTTATGATAACGCTAATGCACCTGAAGGAATCGTTAGATGGCAAAAAGAGATAGCTGGTGTCTCTGGATCCGCTAGAAGAGACTATGCGGGTGATATTCATCTAGATGATGAGCAAAGAGTCTATATTTGTGGTTGGACTGATACTAACTCTCCAGATCCTAATGATATCTGGGTTATGCAACTTAATAACCTAGGTGACGTTGTTGAGAAGCGTAAATTTGCTTCTGATGCTGAAGGGGAAGAAATGACCCAATTATATTTCATTGGTAACAATAAACTTCTATTTACTGGTATTGATTCTGATAATCAAGATATTATCTTTGGTGAGATGTCATATGATGGTGCAAACATAGAATTAACATATACTAAGAGACTTGCTGTTTCTGGTGGTAATGTACAACGTCCTCGTTTTGTTCTTGATGAATGGGATGATTTGTTCTTTATCTGTGATATGTTTAATGGAACTAAGAACTATGGTATAGCATTCTTTAAGATACCTTTAGATCAACTTTCCACTAACCCATCTACTCCAACATACACATATTCTAAGATTATTGCTCCTAGTGGTACTTTCGAGTCAATCAACCATGCAGGAATTAACATGGATGTATTTGGCAACGTTAGTATCGTTGCTGACCTTAAGTATGCAGATAATGACCGTCAAGCGGTTGTTATGAACTTTAAGTATGATGGAACTCTATTAAAGTCTACTAATATTGCAGATACCAATGATATTGGTATGATAACTAGAACTCACCAAGTTGATAACTCTGGTGATGTCATATTAACAAGTAATAAGCAACTTCCTGTACAAACATATGTTGCTCGTTTCGAGAATGAAAATGATTTAGATGAGGATAGCACAAAGCAAGCACTTGTAACTACAACCTTCTCCACACCTGCTAACGCAGCACATAATACATCAGAATATAAGTTTGGTGCAGGATCAGTTAAGTTCTCTGGTGGTCCTACTAACATGAAGGCAGCAGGTGCAGGTCTTACAGGTAAATGGACTACTGAAGTGTGGTCACTATTGACTGCATCTCATGCATCTAACAACCCTAAGGTTGAGATGTTCACTATTGACGATGCAACTGGTAATAGTCTTATCGTTACTGTTGATGGTAATGCATCTAGTGGTAACTTAGGTAAGATTGAGATGACCATTGCACCTCAGGGTGGTGGTGGATCTACAACTGCTTCTGTTGGTTCTACATACTGGACTACTCTACAAGATGCAGCATGGCATCATTGGGCAGTTGTTAAAGACGAACCTACACTTGGTTCTTACTCATACTCTGTATACTTTGATGGTATACAAGTTTGTACTGCTACTGTAACTACTAATATTGGTCTTAATGATCTTTATGTTGGTGCTAATAAGACAACTCCTGCTACAGCAAACTGTTTCTTAGGTAGTATTGATGACCTAGTTATCGATCCAAACACTGTATATACTGGTGCATCATTCACTGTTGCTACAGAGAGATACAGAATTACTTCTAATGATTCTAAAGTTAACCTTATTAAGTTTGATAGACAGCATGATAAGAGAGGTGCATATACTGCATTCAGTGAAACAACACATACTAAGGCATTATCATTTACAGAAACTACTGCTATTAATGTCAATACTCTTTCTAATCCAGTCATTACTACATGGAATGTAGGTGCATCTGGTTTACAGATTCTTGATTACTCTGATGTTTCCTCTCAGTTAACACCAGGTACTTACTCATTTACTAGTGCAATTCATCAGTATGCATCTAAGACTTCTACTATACCATCTCCACTTGGTAGAAAAGTCAAGGTTACTGCTGTTCCAATGGCGAAGTTCTACATTAGAGATGCAGGATATCAGAAGATTGACCTAGTTAAAGAATTTACATTTAACCAAGCAGTTAAGTTCACTAAGGGAACTTTAATACAGCAAAAGAATGAACAGGGTATTATTCAGGCATATGGTACTATCGTTGAGGTTCCAACTGGTACATTAGACAATCCTGGTCTTGGTAACAAGTATAAGGTTGGTAAGATCTATGGTAACTTTAATAATGATACAACTGATCTATATCAGAATGATACAGGTGAAGAGAATACAATTGATGGAGTAGTATTTGAGCAACCAAGATTGCAAGATCAGTGGGTAGCAAGTAAAGCATATACTACTGATACACAGGTTTATAATGCAGGTAAGATATACAAAGCAACTAACACAGCTACATCTGGTTCTACACCACCTACACATAATATTGGTATTGTAACTGACGGTTCTGTAACGTGGCAGTATATTAGTGCTGCAGGTGCTATACAGGTTGACTTGTCTGAGCATCCATGGCCAACACCTACAGAGACACTTTGGACTGCTAACAGATCCTTCTCTGTCAATGATTTAGTTTACTTTGCTAGACAGAAGTACAAATGTACTGTTGCAGGTGTAACAAGTAGTGTTGCTCCTACTCATACTACTGGTACTGCAACTGATGGTACAGTAACATGGGAATGGCAATCTACATATGATCCATTATCAAGTTATGCTAGGTTCAGAACCTATGATCCTGGTGATTATGCAGTTAAGATTCTTGAGGTATATCCTGAGTCTGATTTCATTGTCGGTGATGTAATTTCGCTTGGTGGTAGTGTTACCGCAGGGCCAAACACAGATAACCCCAAAATCGCTGATATCAATGGAGTTACAACTGTTAAGAAACTAGAATTAACTGTTAGACTTGACAAAGATATTGTTAGAACTGCTGAAACAAGAACTGATCTTATATACTGCTCTGCACTCATTGCACATAGATTTACTGCAGGAGATATCCTATTTGTTACTGGATTCCAAGGAACTCAGTTTGATGGATCATTCTTCGTAGAGGAAATCTTCTCTTCTAGAGACTATACTTATAGGATGAGAGCAAATGCTGTTTCTGATCCTACATTTGATAACAATGCTATTGCTAATGTTAAGATATCTTCTAAGCACCCAACATTATTACTAGTAAGGAATCATTCATACATCTTTGACTTGAGTGATGCTTCTAACCAAGGATATTTCTTATCATTCTCTCAAGATAACCAGTTTAAACTAGAATACTCATTTAACGTTATTGAGAGATCTGGAACACCTGGTCAATCATCTACAACTGAAACTCCTACAGTTAAGTTTACAGTTGGTGGTGAAGTAACTAATATCACATACTACTTCGATCCTAGTAGAACACTTTCTACCAATTCTCCAGTTGGTGCTAACTCCTTTATTGATGTTATCAAGACACCTTATGATGGTACATTTACTATCTCAAATGTTATTAGTGATACTGAGTTCAGATTCCCATTAGATCAAGAACCAGAATTTAATAGTGCTGAGATTGGTGAGGATGATCAAGATAGACCTAACTCTTTCTATTCTACAACGTCTACTAAAGCAATTGGTCCTATCAATACTATTAAGTTGATATCAGCAGGTGGATTCTACAAAAAATTACCGATCGTTTCTGACATTGCTTCTAATCGTAAGATCGAAAGAATTGTTATTGCTAACGGTGGTACTGAATATGCACCTGGCGTATATACACAGGTTCCTATTATAGGTGATGGTGAAGGTGGTCTATTAAACATTACAGTAGAAATAGATCAAGAAACTGATTCTGGTACTATTACCCAAGTTGCTCTTATTGATCCAGGTTCAGGTTATACTACAGGTTCTGTTGATGTAGATGCTATACCAGGAATTTTAGGACAGACTCTATCTGGTTCTGGTGCAGAACTAACTGTTGTTATACCTGCTGAAGGTACAGGTGCTTCTGTATTCTTAACTGGTACACAGATTGGTAAGATCAAAACTCTTAAGAACAATGAATTTGGTTATGGTTACTCTCATGACTATACTCTACGTCCTGAGATTGCATTCCCAGTTAACTTACAACTCTTTAACACCTCAATACTTTCACAGATCAAGATAACTAATCCAGGTGCTGGCTATACATCTTCTCCTGTAGTTGTTATCTCTGGTGGTGGTGGAACTGGTGCTGATGCAGAAGCAATTGTTAAGAACAACAGGCTATCTGAAATTATTGTTAAAGATCCAGGTTCGGGATACAGTTCAGAACCAACTGTTCTTCTAAAATCAGAATTTACATACGTTGTTAACTTAGACCTTAACTACTTACAGTTTAACTTCCCACACGGTATTACAACTGGTGCTGAGGTACAGTTTAGGGCAGAAGATATTGGTACTACAGTCGGTGAACTACCAAAACCAAGTTCAGTTGGTTTGACATCACTATCTTCCACTCAGACATACTACGCTATTGCAGGTGATGCAAACTCTCTAGAATCTGATCAGTTACGTTTTGCTTTGACACCTGCTGATTCAGCGTCTGGTAACTTTATTACATTCCTAACACAAGGTGAAGGTAGACAGGTTCTTCTTACTCAAGTATTTGGTGGTACTGCTAGTGCTGTTGTTGAGACTTCTAGATTCTTAGCATCTGAGCAAGTATTCCAAGGTGAGTCTTTCGAATTAGCAAATGCTTTCGGTACAGTTTCTACTAACGATGGATGGCAGATAGGTCCTAAGATTCTTAAGGTTGTTAATCCTACAGGTGACTTCGTTGCAGGTGGTAAGGTTCAGGGTGTTATATCTCGTGCATCTGGTATTATTGATAACGTACAGATCGCTAAAGGTATTCTAAACATTGATGCTCTTACTAGAACATCTGGTAGATTTATTGATGACGTTGGTAAACCATCAGAGATTGTACAGAAGATTCAGGACTCTTACTTCTATCAGAACTTCTCATATGTTATTAAGTCACAAATTCCAATTAACCGTTGGAAGAAGCAGGTATTAGAGAATAACCACCCTGCAGGATTTAATATGTTTGGTCAGTTAGAACTGACTGGTGGTAAGGACGTTTCTGGACGTAAGATTGGTACTGAGTTTACTAAACAGGTTAATATTAATGAGTATACAAATGTCAACCAGATTACATCATTTGGTGCTGCACAACCAATCTATTCTACATTTAACAACTCTGAAGTTCTATTCAGAAAGAAAAGACTAACAAACTCTGAGGAAATCTTAACATCTATCGTTAAGAAGTTAGATAATATCTCAAGTCAGTTTGATGGTTCTACTAAGGCATTTAACCTTACTGTAGAAGGTGATCAGGTTATTATTAAAGAGAATCAGATGTTGGTCACCTTAAACGGTGTTATCCAGTCACCTGGTACTGCATATCAAATTGTTGGTAATCAAATCGTATTTGCTGAACCACCAAGACCAGATTCTAAGGTTGTTTATAGAAACGTAGATATACAGATATTACAGATTACTAAACTGAATCTAAACACTATTGGTGGTATATTCCCATCTATCGGTGATTTTGTTTCTGGATTCACTTCTAATGCTAGTGCTAGAGTTGTTGCTACAGGTGCAACCAGTATTGACGTTATTGACATCACTGGTGGTCCTTTCCAAAACAATGAACGTATTGATGTAAATAGAACTGGATTTAGTGCATTGATCGGTAGTTTTGCACCTATCAACCAAGATACAATCTTTGAGTTTGCAGAAACAGTTACTAAGGTTTCATTAACAGCAGAGACTGCTAAAATCGAAGAAACTAACTTAGATCTTGATGGTAACATTGATTCTTCATTAGTTCTATCTAAGACATCTGGTACTGCTGAATTTGAGACTGGTGTTTATAATATTCTCTTAAATGACTTTATATACTCTTCAGCATCAAATATTGCTGCTAAGATTGTTAGCATATCTCCATATAGAGATCCTATCAGTTCTATTCAGTTAACAAGTGGTGCTGCCTTCTTAGAAGGTGATCAGGTTACTGGTGGTAATTCAGGTGCTGTGGCAGAGGTTGTACGAGTAGATGATGCTTTAAATCCTCCTGTATTGTACTTTGTTGCTAAATCAGTTGCATCATTCGTTAGTGGTGAAACAATTACTGCAGGTGCTATTAATGATATTGTTGTTGGAGATATCACAAGAGGTGACGTTGTTGACACTCTTATCATTAACAAAGGTTCATCATTCTTTGGATTAGTATTTGAGAGACTTATATCTCTTTCTAACCAGAATATCATCCTTGATAACATTGCTCAGACCACAATTACCCCTACTACTCTAACAAATGCAGCAGACAGAATTAATGCTGATTTCTTAGATTATGAAGAAGTAAGATCTACTGAGATCGAATATAACAACTTATCTGGTGGTGCTCTTGCTAATGATGATGTTATGCGTTCTGTTAACGTAACTTATGGTAATACTACAGATGACGCTCTTAACAGATATAAGGATGCTGCTAGAAGTATAAGGAACAATAAACAAGAAATTATTGATTATGCAACATCACAGATTGCAATTGACTATCCTGACTTCTATTATACTGGTGAAGCAGAAACTGCACCTTGGGGTAGATTTAGAGATGGTTATCGTCTAATACAGAAAAACAAAGCATGGATCGTTGCTAAAGCATATCAGGACATGGTAGTTCAGTATCCTGGTTCTACAATCCCTAGTGCTACAAAATGTAAGAGAGATATCGGATATATGATCGATGCTCTATCAAGAGATACAGGATGGGGTGGAACAGTATATACACGTAAATTTATCCAGAAATACTTCTCTGCTGATGGTTTAACATATCTCTATGTTAATGCTCAATCTAACGAGACAGTTTATGCATATGAGCAAGCATATGGATATATGCAGAATGCTATCCAAAACGATCTAACTGGATCTGAAACTATCGATGCTGTTGCATATACCAAGTATAACGAGAGAACTAGTGGTCCTAACAACAATAGTGGAATCACTGCTGACCCTAATCCTGGTGGAAACTATGGAACTACAGGAACTAACACTACTAACAATGGTACTGACAATTGTGCAGATGTACAAGCAGCACTACAAACTCTCTTTAATAACGTCAAGGAAGTATTAAATGCAGGTTCATTAACAGATCTTATTGACCTATCATTACCTGATGCTAATTACACTGCTAAAGAAATTAAGTGTAATAGAGACACAGGATACTTTGTTGATGCTATTGCAGATGACTTAGATGGTGATGGTAACTTTGCAATCGTAACATTTACTAAAAAATTCTTTGATGCAAGCGGTATACCAATCAACAATGGTCTTCCAGAAACAGAAGAAGCAATAACTGCATTTAACGCTGCTAAAGATCTATGTAAGCGTGCAATGAGAAACCTATTGTATAGTCAGACATTGACTACAAAAGGTTATAACCTCAACGATCCTACAACTTACTCTGCTCCATACTTAGATGGTGGCGGTGGTACTACTGCACATTACTATGATCCTAACTATGCATCAGGATCTAATCAACTTGATACAAACTGTGCAAACGTAGCATCTGCTATTGATACATTATCTAACCTTGCTACAACTGCATTTACTGGTGCTCAGTTTACTGCGTCAGGTGCAACATACAATGCAGCAACTGGTGTGATGGTATTGACTATCGGTACTCACAGTTTAACAACTGCAGACACTGTTAGAATCGATGCTAATTCATTGACATTCACATGTCTAATGGATGGTAACACTGCTAATAAAACATATCCAAGATCAACTGACCCTGCATATGAAACTCAGCGAGCAATCACTGCAACTACAAATAATACAATCACTATCAACGTTGGTACATCTCCTCTAGTAAACCATGATGTTACTGGTGCAAATTACAACGTAACTTCAGGTGATTTACAATTAACAATCGGTGCACATAACTTAGAAGTTGGAACTAGCATCAAGATTGCTACTGAATCATTAACATTCCAGTGTGCATATAACGGTGGTGGTACTAGCGTATATCCTCGTGCTTCAGGTGCTAACACTTCTAGTGGTGCTGACTATGCATATGACACTGCACTACCAATTACATCCAAAACTGGAACAACAATCACAGTTAATGTTAACGGTGGACAGGGTGCTATCTCTAACACTGATGCCCATACATTTGTATCTGCAACAGCAGGTGCTGTTGTTTCTGGTGGTAACTATGCACATACCTTTGTAAGTGGAGTTGCTAACTCTATCAAGGCAGGTGGTAACCTTGACAATATTAATGCATTATCAGTTATATCTGATGGTACATACAGAGAGAATGAGAACATTCGTGTTAACAAGTATGCCTATAAGGATAGAGGTGGTTCTGGATTCTTCGTTCCTGGTGATACTATTACAGGTGCAAAATCTGGTGCAAGTTTCGAACTTAAGGGTGCTAACTCTGGACTAAAATGGTTGTATGCTCAAACTGTTTCTGGAATACTAGAAAATAGAGAGTATATTACTAACACCAAGATGGTTAATAATCTAGGTGGTAGTAATGTCAACATGACACCTAGCAGTGCAGCGTATGATCCTCTTACTGGTCAACTAACACTTACTAGTACTGCTCATGGTTATTCAGTAGGAAATAAAATCTCTCTTGCTAACAACTGCTTGACATTCAGTTGCGATATGGACGGTGGTAATGCAAGTAAGACATATCCAAGAACAACTGATCCTGTAGGACAAGGACAACAACTTGATATCATCAGAACAACTGCAGATACATTTACTGTTGTTGTTGGTTCATCACCTATAGTTGAGAAAAATATAACAGGTGCAAACTATGATCCTGTTCTAGGTGAGATGCAGATCAATGTTGAGGGTGGACACAATCTTAACGTTGGTGAGAGTATTAGATTAAAACCTAATTCATTAGTCTTTACTTGTGACACTGATGGTAATGCTACTGAGCACTCTTATCCTAGGGCATCTGGAGCAGGTAACCCTTCAGGTGGTGCTGACCCTGCTTACAATACTGCTGTTGCAATCACTGCAGTTGGATTTAATACTTACACAGTAACTGATGCAACATACACTCCTCTAGATGGATCATTAGTTCTTAGTATTGTTAATCATGGAATGCAAAGTGGCGACAAGATTAAGATCGTTGATGGATCAATAAGATTTACATGTGCTAAAGATAATAATGCAACTAATCATGATTATCCAAGAACATCTGACCCAATCTCATATCAGTGGTATGATATTACTGTACTAGATGACAATAACATCGGTGTTAATGTTGGAGTATCTTCTGACACATCTGTACATACATTCGTATCTGCAAATTCTAACGGAGTACAAAAACAAGATGGCACTATTTTTATTAACGTTCTCGGAGGCTCTGCTCCTGCATCTGATACTTCTCCACACACTTTCATAAGAGCTACAGAGGGTGCTTTGATGACTGGTGGTGGATACACCCATCAGTTCGTATCAGCAGTAACTAACGGTGTTACTGTTTATCCTGCTAGTGTAAGACTTACCAACACTCAAAAGCGTGCAGGTACTAAGTCTCTAGCATTTGATTCTGGTGCATACTTATCTTATGGTCTATCAGATATACCTGCATGGGGTACATCAGACTTTACTATTGAGTTCTGGATCAGACCTACCACAGCAATGAATAGTACAAAGTATCTTGTTGATCTTCGTACAAGTGGTGCTACTGAAACTAACTCATTTAGTCTATACATTGATAGTGGTAATCTAAAATGGAAACTCAATCAAACTGATCAAATAAGTGGTGCTCATGGTATGAGTCCAAATGTTTGGTATCATATTGCATTAACAAGAACAAGTCAGATATTAAAACTTTGGGTCAATGGTTCTCAGGTAGGTAGTGACTACACAGATGCTGCTACTTACTATGAACGTAAGATGACTATTGGTGCTGAGTGGAATGGTCAGAATAACTTTGTTGGATTCATGGATAACTTCGTTATCTACCCAACAACTTCTAAGTACACTGCAACATTTACACCTCCTACAGTATTCCCAACATCAACAACTGACATCTCATTCTCTATGGACAATGAGTTGCCATTGATTATGAGCAACCAAGAGGCATATGCAACTTATACAGGTACTACTAACTCTGCTGCTCAAGCAACTAGTATTGATTATGTTAACCGTGAAGTTATTGTTGAGGAGATTGAGATATCAAGAGACACACAACGTGCTTGTGCTGATATCTTAGAACTTAACAGAGCATGGATTGCTGAGACTGCTGTTAATAAGATGAAGGCGAAATATCCTGATCTATTGATGCCTGGTGATACTGCTGATGGTGTAGGTCCTCAACTTGGTACTAACTTCTGTTTGAGAGATACTAAAGAATTCATTCTTAAAGGTGTTATCGAAGATTTACGTTATGGTGGTAACTATAATAGTACACTTGCTGCTAGAAACTACTTAACTGCATACGAAGGTCTAGATTACATCGCTAATGAAGTATTGATGTCTATCTACACTTATAGACTTCTTGCTCCAATCTGTAATTATGTTCTTACCACAACAAGCACTGATCTTAAGACATACGATGGAACTAAGTATACAGAGATACTAAGAATTCCTAATAACTTCTCATCCCCTGCTGCTCAATCTATACAAGATGAGATTACAAAACTATGTGATGATATTGGAGATGTTATAGGACCAACAGGTCAAAGATATAGAGACGCAGGTGATCTTCTATGGTTAAACAGAGATGTGATTGCTGCTGAAACTGTTGGTTGGTTGGAAGCAACGTATCAAGCAAATATTAACGGTACGACTTATGACTTCTATCAGAATCCTAATGCAAATCCTAATAAGTGCAGTTACGAAATCAAGCAATACATTATTCCTGCTGTTATTGCTGACTTGGTTACAGGTGGAACTTCTGCTATGCAGTACAACGCAAGCAAGTTCCTCAACAATAATAACGAACTTTATTCGGTTGACAATGAACTAAGTGCTGTAATTGATGCTTACAAGTTTGTTAAAATGCTTTGCGAGAAAGCAGTTAACAACACACTACTAACAAATGGAGTAGCATCTGGTGGTTTAGGTATTCCTTCTGCTTATCAGGATGACTACTATACAATGCAGTACACAACTTTAACAGTCTATAGAGATCCTACAATCACTATTGACCCAGAAGGTTATGATCCATCTCGTACAGCAAATGACAGACTTCTAGATACTGCTGAACTTCTAGAGAAGAATGCTAATGTAATTGCTTGGGAAGCAGTTCACACAATGAACGATCTTTCTAAGTTCCTTAACTTTACAGTTCCTGGTGGTGCTCAAAACTGTGTAGATGACGTTGTAGATATTATTGGTGCTGTTGGACATGACTTAAGAAAGGGTGGAAACAGTAAGACATACGAAGCTGCTAAACTATACCTTGACTCTGAAACTAATAATCTTATCCAGTTAAATGGTCGTCAGCATACTCATCAATTTGTAAGAGCAGAATTAAATGCAATCCAATCAGGTGGTACTTACAATCATACATTTGTAACTTCATCAACTAATGCTGTTACTGCAAATGGTGGTGCACAATTTACTCCATCAAATGTTGTCTATCAACCTGCAACTGGTAACTTAATTCTTACCATGCCTAGTCATGGATTGACAACTTCTAATACTATTACTATTGCAGAGAACGGATTCACCTTCACTTGTGGAATGGATCAAGATGAAAGCAATCATACTTACCCACGTAAAGGTGATCCTGCATATGGCAAATCCATTGCTATCACTGGATATACACTATCTACAATTACAGTTAATGTTGGTGCTTCACCTCTCGTTAACTATAACGTTTCTCAAGCATCATACGATGCAACTAACGGTGAATTAATATTAAGTATTGGTGCTCACCAATTAGCAGTAGGTAAGAGTTTCAGATTTAAGCAAGAGTCATTAGTATTCACATGTGATAGAGATGACTATGCAACTGAGCATGCTTATCCAAGATCTACTGATCCTACTTTTGACACTGCTGTAGATATTAGTGCTGTAGGAACAACAGCACATACTGCTACAAGTGCTGCATACGACCCATCAACAGGTGTTATGACATTGACTCTTAATGGTCATAACTTAGCAGGAGAAACAACACACACTGCAACTGATGCTGCATATAATCCTGAGACAGGTATCTTAACTCTAACTGTTGGCAACCACGGATTTGCTTCTGGGGATAGTGTAAAACTTGCTGATAATTCAGTTACATTTACATGTACTTTAGATAGTAATGCTACAAACCATGCATATCCAAGATCAACTGACCCTGCATCAGGATCATTCTTACCAATCCGTAACGTAACTCAGAATACATTTGATGTACAAATATTAGAAACAATCCCATCTACTAACGTAACTGCACATACATTCGTATCTGCAACTACTAATGGAATTACAAAAGCAAATGATTATGTTTGGATAGAAGAAGATGCAGTTGTATTTACATGTGGTCAAGATGGTAATGGATCAAACCATGCATATCCAAGACCTCAGGATCCTGCATACAAAGCGTGGTTACCTATAACAAGAATCGATGCTAATAATTTCTCTGTACAGACTTTATCAACTGCACCTTCCACAAACACAACTCCACACGTATTTGTATCCTTCGCAACTGATGGACTTAAGAAACAAACAGGTACGATTACTTGTAATGTAGGTGTTGCACCTGGCGAAGATGCTGCAGGTATTAGTGTAATTAAGATCGCAACTGAGATTGCTCAGTTAACAATGAGAAATGCATTTGGTCGTGAGAACCTTTACATTTACAATCCCGATGCAGGAACTGGTGATGGTGATGGTATAACTGGTGGTGGTTCAGAATCTATTGATAATGTCGATGTATCATCTTATGAAAGAAATGCTGTTAAGGATAGATTCATTAACGCTGCTGATGTAATCGATAGAAACATTAGAGTTATTGCTGAAGAAACTATTGCTGCTGCTAAAGCACAGTATCCTTCACTTCAGATTCCTGGTGGAAATATTAACTGTGTACATGACTTAACTGACTTCTTATATGCTATCCAGTGGAACTTACGTCACGGTGGTAATAACAAGGTCTTCCATGCTGCTGAATACTATGTTAACGAAGGTCTAACACATGCTACTGAAGCAACATGGATTATGAATTATGCTAGAGATCTAGCAATTCAGGTAATGAGAAATGAGTCTCTTGCTCTTAACTATGGTGCTGATCCTTCATATGATACTGCTATTGATATTGTTGATATTGCATCTACATCTCACACAGCAACCAATGCTGCTTATAATGCATCAACAGGTCTTCTAACCTTAACTATCTCAGGTCATGGATTTGATGTAGGAAACAGAATTAACATTGCTGACAACTCATTGACATTGACTTGCTCAATGGATAATCAGAGAAGTAATCATGTATATCCAAGATCTACTGACCCTGTTAGTGGACAATGGTTACCAATCATTTCTAAGACTAATGACACATTTGTTGTTAACGTTGGTACATCTAGACTTATTAAGTTTACACCTACTCAGGTCATTTACGAACCTAACACTGGTAACTTAATCCTAACAATAGGACCACACAAGTTAACAACAGGAACTAACATCAAGATATTAGGTAACTCATTAACATTCACTTGTACTCAAGATGCTAATGCTACTAACCACACATATCCTCGTACAACTGACCCAATCTATGATGAACCAGTTGCTATTGTTGGTACTACTGCTAACACTGTAACAGTTAACGTTGGTACATCTGTAATTAAGAACTATGATATTCATGGTGCAAACTTTAACCACACAACTGGTAACATCGTTCTTTCAGTTGGTCCTCATGACTTTAGAACTGGACAGAGTGTTAAGTTAGCAACTAGTTCTTTAGTGTTTAGATGTGATGAAGATGCACAAGCAACTGATCACGTATATCCTCGTGCTTCAGCACCTAATGGTCCTGACCCTGCTTGGAATACAAGCATCAATATTGACGCTGTTGGATACACACAGCATACACCAACAAATGCAACTTATAATTCATCTACTGGTGTTGTACAATTAACTCTTGCTAATCATGGATTAACAGGACACACAACTCATACTCCAACCAATGCAGTATTCACACCTGCTGATGGTAAGATGGTTGTTACTCTTGCCAATCATGGTTTTGCAAATAACGATAGAGTTAAACTTGCTATTGGAGCGATAACATTTACTTGTGCTTTGGATAATAATGCAACCCTTCATCCATATCCTAGACAGTATGGATCTAATGCACCTGGTGGATCTGACTATGCATTCGATAAGTGGATACAAGTTACTAACGTAACTCAAGATACATTCGAAATCAACGTTGGTATTTCCTCTAACACTACAACTCATACATTTATATCTGCTCTTACTAATGGTCTAACACATGCAGGAGACATGGTTAAGGTTGCAGAAAATGCACTAACATTTACATGTACTAAAGATGGAAACTCTGCTAACAAATCATATCCTAGAACATCTGACCCATCATACGATGAGTGGTTACCTGTTACTAAGATTGATAACAATACTATTAGTATCGTTGTAGGTGACTCTGGTCCTAATGATCAATACACTCACTCATTTGTATCCTTCGCATCTAACGGACTTTGGAAGCAAGACGGAACAATAACATTAGATGTTAACGATGGATCTGGTGCTATATCTAACCAGACAAACCACGTATTCCAGTATGCAGTATCTGGAGCATTGATAACTGGTGGTAACTATACACATACATTTAAGTCTGCAACTGCAGGTGCTGTACAAACTGGTGGTAACTACACTCATGAGTTTGTATCTGCAACAGCAAATGGAATTAAGAGACAAGATCCTGCAGGTAATGTAACATTACAAGTTGGAACATCTGGTCCTAATGATCAATACACTCACGCATTTGTAAGTGCTAACTCTGGTGCTTTGATAACTGGTGGTAACTATCAACATAGATTTGTTACTGCAGAATCACAAGCAGTGATAACTGGTGGTAATTATCTACACACATTTGTAAGTGCTGCAACTAACGCAGTTGCTGTTGGTGGATCTCCTACTAACTTAACTCCTAATGGAGCAACTTATGATGGTGAAACTGGTAAGTTAGTTCTATCATTTGCTTCAGCACATAACTTAACTAATTCCAATACTATCACAATTGCTGATAATGGATTAAACTTCTCATGTACATTTGATGGTAACTCAACAGTTCATGGATATCCAAGATCTACTGACTATGCATCTGGACAGGTATTACAAGTAACTGAATGGACAACAAACACAATTACAGTTAACGTAACTACAACTCCGATCGTTAACTATGATGTTACTAATGCAACTTATGATGCAGGTACAGGACACTTAGTATTAGATATTGGATCTGTAGGTGTTGCTACACTTAAAGGACCAACAGCAGGATTGACTGCTACTGATGCTTCATACGATCCATCAACAGGTGTCATGACATTGACTGTTACAGGTCACAATATGGCAAATGGAGACAGAGTTAACATTGCTGATAATTCATTAACATTCACATGTACACAAGGTTCAGGTAACCACTCTTATCCAAGATCATCTGACCCTGCAAGTGGAAACTGGTTAGATATCTCTAACGTAACTACAAACACATTTGATGTACAGGTTCTAGAAAATATTCCTTCTACTAACACTACAACTCATACATTTGTATCTGCAGTAAATGGTGGAATTACTAAGGCAGGTGAGAACATTAGAGTTAGAACTGACTCCTTGACATTTACATGTTCACAGGATGATTACGCTACAACTCACACATATCCTCGTGCTAAAGATCCTGCATTCGATCGTCCAGTACCTATCGTTGCTAAGTCTGGTTCTACAATCACAGTTGATGTTGGACAGTCACCTATCGTTGCTTACACACCAACAAATGCTACCTATGATCCTGCAACTGGATTCTTAGTATTGACTATCGGTGCACACAGTCTAGTTAATGGAACTACTGCTAAGTTAGCACCTAACTCATTGACATTCACATGCTCAAGAGATGGCAACACTGCACAGAAGACATATCCTAGAAGTGGACATAAGTTTAAGCAATCATTCTATAATGATCTAGATTACTACCCATACAATAAGGGTGATTATGTTATCACTGCTGATACTGAGAGTCCTCTATGTGCTGACGTAGCATCTGCTATCACAACAATGATGGCAATCGTTACTGATTCTATTGCAACTCCTGCATCTCTAACAGATGGTACAATCACTAAGACTCTACCAACAATCTGGCCAGTTAAGTATGCACCTGAAATGGTAGAACGTGATGTTAGCATTACATACTATGCTGATGCAGGTGATAATTGGAACCAGACATGCCCTAACTCTGCTGCAGCGATAGAATCATTAATGAACATCGTTGTTGATACTATCAAGTTAGCGAAAGATGGTGGTGGTAGTCATCTAGATGCTATTGAGAAAGTAGAACCATGGACATTTAACAGACAGTATCAGACATGGACATGTTATAACGTTAAATCTTCTATCCATACATTATTCGATGTATTGATGAAGACATTATCAGGTGGATCTAAATCTGATCTTAAGTCTGCACGTCATATACTCTTTAATAAGCATGCGATAACTGCTAGAGCATATGAGAGAACAACTAACCAATATCCTGGTACTGCTGCAACACTTCAGTTTGCTGATGATATGGTTCATTCATTATTGTATGACCTTAACACAGGTGGTAACCAAGGTATGCTTAAGTTGGTTAACTCATGGTTCGATGGTGAGGGTAACTTTATTGCATTCCAAGATGTTGTTAGACAGCACTTACTCTTCTACACAACACGTATTCGTGAATATGTAAAACGTGCATTATATGATCAGAACAATACTACTCAGTGGGATGGTTATGATATCTACAAGGATACAACCAACACTGCTGCTATTGATGCTAGATTTGAGTATGAGTGGGAAAGTACAGAGTTTAGAATTGACAGTTCACTAAACCTTGCATACCATGGTCTAAACAGATCTGCACCTCCATCAAATAACCAAGTTACATTCATCAATAGTACTGATGCTACTAACTTACAGAATCTATATGATGAAGGTGAAGATTATAATACTGATCCAGAACTAGTTCTATTGACACCAACTATCGAAGTTGGATTCGAAAGAAGAGAAAGTGTTGTGAGAATTACACGTCCTAACTTCTTCTCTCGTGGTGACATCGTTGCTTATATCCCTGCCTCTGGTCAAATAGAACCTGCATTACAAGATCAAGATTACTACTATGTTCTAAACGCTACTGCAGAATGGTTTGAGATTGCTCGTGAGATTCGTCATGATGCAAGATACAGACTCTTCGAAGTTGATAGAAATCTAACAGGTCAGCAAAGAGTACAAACAGTCGTACGTCAAGGTATTATCGTACCGACTGCAACATACGCAATGCGTGATTTGGATCAACCAATTAGTGCAGGATTTAACACTGCTGACATTCTTATTGGTGCAACATCTAATGCAACATCTGAGGTTATTAGAATACGTAATAACGAAGCAGATATCATTAAACTATACTACAAGTATAACATCGATGCTGCTACAGGTAGATTCACAAATGGTGAAACAATACAGCAACAAGGTGCTACATCTAACAATGCTGTAGTTGTTCAGACTTCTGTATTGACTGGTGATGGAACTGACGAAGGTTGGATTTATGTAGAATCATTAAATGGTGCGTTATCAGATAACGCTGTTATGGAGGGAGTAACTTCAGGACTAACTGCATCTATAAACGGAACACCAACAACTCGTATGTTGATCAACCTTAATAGAGGTCAGTTTGCTGCAGGTGAGAAAGTCTTTAATAAATCAAATGCTGCTACAGCAGATATAGTTTCCTACGAGAACTCAGCAGGTGCATTGGTAGGTAATACTGGTGGACGTATAACAATCGATATCGAAACTATACAGGAAGACTTTACTGACGGTGATATAATCTATGGTTCTATTACTGATACAATCTTAGACATTGCTAATATCACTGCAGGTGGATTCGAAGCACTAGAACTTAATCAGTATGTACATGCTGTATCAACAATAGAATTAGACATCTCTAGTGTTGTTCGTGATGGTGGTTACAATGGTGACTTTAGTGCAGGTGACACAGTTTACTTACTACAAGGTACAATTATTAAGGAACCTGGTTTCACTGCTGTTGTTACTCAGTACCAAGCACCTGACCCTGCTGCTAACCCTCCAGTTCCACATAAGATGTGGATTGCAAACTTACTACCATATGGTACAGATTCAGATGGCAACCAAGTTACACCTGATGCTGCAGCACAACTTGTAGGACAAGGTACAGCACTTGGTAAGTTTGAGAACCTCAACAACTTCCCAATAATTCTTGCTGAAGCAAGTGGTGCTACTGAAACTAATGTAGAAGGTTATGGTAAAGTTTCTGGACTATATCAGAGTGGTGTTACAGGTAGAATTTGGTTAGAAGATGTTGTTGGAACATTCCCAACTAACTTAACAATCATTTCTGATAATGACTGGTCTGCAGGTGTAACACAATCTAAAGAACTTCTTGGAAGATGTAACAGATTCTTCAGAGGATTTGATGGTACACAAACTACATTTAAACTTACTATTAATAATGGTGAAGCATACTTCCCAGATCCTGCAGGACACCTACTAACATTCGTTAATGGTATCTTACAACCACCTGGTGCAAACTTCGCATACACAGCGTTCTCTGATCAGATTCAGTTTACTGAAGCACCTACAATCGGATCTGAGTTTATTGGATACTATGTTGGTAAGTTACGTCAGTTAGATGACATATCATTCGAGTTTGACTCCTTACGTTCATCCTTTAACTTACGTTACGCAGGTGGATTCTACTCACTAACACTAACTGAAGGTGTTAGTAGCTCTACTATACTTCCTGAAAACAATATTGTTGTTTCCCTGAATGGTGTTATTCAGGAACCAGGCGTAGGTTACGAACTAGTTGGTTCTAGAATAATCTTTGCTGAAGTTCCTCGTGCAGGATCTACATTCGTAGCATTCTCATACATTGGTTCTGACGCTGACGTTATCGCTGCTACTATCGTACCTCCTGTAGAAGCAGGTGACCTCTTACAAATCGAGGGTGAGAATGACGATCGTGAAGTTGCGTTGATCGAATCTTCTAACTCCTTAATTACTTTCGAGTACACAGGAACTGTTAAGGGACGTAACGCTGAAGCACTTTCAGCAATCACAACAGGTGAAATTAAGACAGCAATCATTACATCACCTGGTGACGGATATACCTCACGTCCAAACGTTGACGTTATTTCATCTTCTGGATTCGATGGACGTGTACGTGCGTTGATGGGTCTTCTAAGAGTTGATGTTAAGACTGCAGGTGTTGGATACTCTAGTCCTGTGGTTACTGTTGAGAATGTAGTTGAGGATGATTGGGTTGCACCTGTAGGTCCTGCTGTTAACCAAGGTTTTGATACCTACGCAGGTGAAGGAACTGACAGTGAAGGTAACCCAATTGTAATTGTTCCAGGATTCATCAGAATCACAACTCAACCAGTTAACGTAACAGTTAACCAAGGTCAGACTGCAGGATTTACTGTTATCAGTGAGTTTGTTAAAGCATCTGATGGACTAGTAGGAACTACACCTCTTAACTATCAGTGGCAACGTAAGCAGTATGGTGAAACTAACTGGGCTAACATAACTGGTGCTACTGCTGCTCTCTATAGTTCTGCAAGTGCTGAACAGGCAGATGACGGTGATGAGTTCCGTGTTGCTATAACTGCTGCAGGTGCTTCACCAATTTACTCTAACTCTGTGATCCTCACAGTACAGACTGGTGCAACGATAGTCTCTAACTTTGTACCTACTCAATTGTTCCAATAAATAAAACATGGCTGCTACATCGACATACAATTCAGGAACTAAAAACATCACAGTAGATGGAGATGGATTACCCAATCCAGTATTGTATGGAACGTTCCCTAATGCAAATAATCCTAGTTCTGTAACGGAGCAGGATTTTGAGCATACCTTTTATTATAGAGGTGGTACATTTGGTGTTAGTAGAACATTTGATGATGCTAATTTTGCACAGACTGGATTTGTAATTACTATTAGTATATCTACTGCAGACAATGCTTTGTTAGGTTCTAGTATTCAGGTAGGAGATAGAGTATTATTCATATTAGATGCAGGAACAGCTAACGAGAAGAAGCAAGTATTTAAGTATACTGGTACACAACAGACTGTTGCATCTGGTGAGTTTTGGAGAGCAACATCTAACACATTAGAATTAATTGTAGATTATACAAGATCAGCATATTCAGGAACCTATACTTATTACGATCAAAGAAATGGAAGAGCAGCTACACCTTTAGGTGCTATTGGTATTGCTTCTAATGGCGTTGTATTTTTTAATCCTAGTGCAGGAGCAGGTGGTAACCCTCCTACAGGATTTAACTGGAATGCACACTTCCCTGACTCTCCTGTAAACTTTGGAGATGACTCATGTGGCGGGCATCCTGAACAGACAGGACAGTATCATTATCACGATACAGACTTTATATCATGTTGGAAAGCTAACTCTGTAATGGCATCATACAATGACTATTATGGATCAAGTCAGTATAACGGTGACAACTTAAGACACCCAGACGGTCATTCCAAAATGCTAGGTTTAGCATTTGATGGTTTCCCTGTATATGGTCCTCATTGCTATAGTAATCCTTGGTTAAATTCATCAGACCTAACTTTAGCAAGTACATCATATAGAGTGAAATCAGAAGAAGCTGTTGGTAGACCCACATATGGAACTAGTCAACAGAATCCTCCAGCTGGTTCATTAATTCAGGACTGGGAATATCAAGAGGGGCTAGGAATGCTAGACTATCATAATGGTAGATTCTGTGTAACACCTGAGTTCCCTGATGGTACCTATGCTTATTTCTTATCTACATCATATGACAGTGAAAATAATCTGGTTGCTGAGTTTCCATATTTACTAGGAATTACTAGTAGAGAGGCATTAAACCAACCAGCCAACAATGGTGCTGCTACACCACCTGCACCACCTTCAGGAGGAGGTGCTCCACCTCCAGCAACAATTTTGATTGGTGCTCAACCTCAGTCAGCTACTGTAGCTGCAAATGCTTCTGTCACCTTTACTACTACAGTGTCAATCAGCCCTCAAGATGGACCGAAGACATACCAGTGGTACAGGTCTACTGACGGTGGTTACTCCTTTGCTGTTCTTACTGGAGCTACAGCAAACTCTTTGACATTCACAGCACTTGCATACATGTCTGGATATAAATTCAGATGCGTGATTGCAGGTCCTGTAGGTGGTACTGCTGCTACCAACTCTCCTCTAACAACTGACGTTGCGACTCTCACTGTGACAGGTGGTGGCGGTGGTCAGACAGCTGAGGACTTCTCAAGTACCAACGTTTCGTTGGATACTACTGGCATATCCTTCGATGCCACATAAATAAAACTGTACAAACTGTAAAAAAATGGCTAAACAATCAGTTGGTATTGGATCTTCGGCAAATGATGGCACAGGTGATACCCTGCGTGATGGTGCGATTAAAGTAAATTCCAACTTTGACGAATTATATACAGCCTTAGGTAACGATACATCAATCCAAGTTGATATCAGTGGGTCTCCTGCTGATGGACAAGTATTAAAGTGGTCTTCCAGCCCTAGTGGAGCATTTCGTGCGAGTGATTATAACTTGCTAAGCTCTGATCTTGATACAAATGGCAATCAGATAGTCTCTGACGGGACAGATGCTATTACAATCAAACAAACTGGAACAGGTAATATCAATTTATGGGCTGGTGGATCTGGATCTGCATACAGTTATGTTGATGGTAGTGATGGATATTTTAAATGGTATGCACCATATGCAACAGAGGGAGACCTTCCCAATGCAACAAACCATCATGGTATGTTTGCACATGCACATGCTACTGGTAAAGGATATTTTGCACACAGTGCTGCTTGGGTTCCTCTCATCTCAGAGAACAGCAGTGTTAGTTTATTGAGTGATGTTGATACAACTATAAACGGTGGTCCTAGTGATGGTCAGGTTCTTAAGTGGGTAGCATCAACATCTAAATGGTCACCTGCTAACGATGAGCAAGGAACTGGTGGTAGTGGTGGAACTACACAAAACTTATTTGAGACAGTTAATGGAGATACAGGCACAACAACTGCATCTGCTGCTAACGACACATTAATAATCGCAGGTGGAACCAATATCACTACGTCTATTACAGGCGATACACTGACTATTGACATGACAGGTGCATTAGGTGCCCCTGATCAGAACCTATTCTCAACAATTAATGCTGACAATGGTGGTACTAGTGCTACTGTAACTACAGACTCTATTACATTTGCAGGTGGTACAGGAGTTTCGACCAACCTGAATGCAGGTACTATCACCATAACAAACACATCACCTAACGTAACACAGAGTTTATTTTCTACTGTTGCTGGTGACACGGGTTCTCAGGCTGCAGGAAGTGCAACTACCACACTAACAATAGCTGGTGGTACTGGTGCTACTACTGCACAGTCTGGTGATACACTGACAGTTAACGTTGATAATCCTCTCCCAGGTGGTTCAGGAGGACAGAATTTATTTTATGATGGAGCAGCTAGTGCATGGGCAACTAGTGCATCTCCTACAATATGGTATTCAGTAGGTTCTAACGGTGCAAGTTCATATAGGTTTACAGGACCAGGTTTATCATCTGCAACTGATAATCCTACAATCTATGTCTATAGAGGGTTTACATATAGATTCTACAATACGACTGGATCAAGTCACCCATTTGAGATAAGAGTTTCATCCCAAGGAGCTGCGGTTACTAGTGGTATTAGTGGTTCTATAACAGGCACATTAATATACACAGTTCCAATGACTGTTGCTGCAGGAACGACATACAAGTATCAGTGTACTATCCATGAGACTAACATGGTTGGCGACATAGTGGTGGTGTAATATGACAAGAACAGTACCAGGTAGCGGTGCAGCAATAGAACCAGTCTTTAACTCTGTATACGGAGTGAGGGATGTTATTGTGACCAATCCTGGTTCTGGTTACAGTCAAACTGATCCCCCAAAACTTAGTGTTGGTAACTGTGGTACTCCTATTAGAGATGCAGTTCTTCGTGCAAACATTGGTGTTAACGGTGATCTTCTATCTGTGGATGTTGTAGATCCTGGTGAAGGATATGATCCATTAAGATTAGAGATAACAAGTGACGATGCGGGCGTTGTTCAGGCAGATGCAAATATTGTATTAACGACTGATGGTGTTGGTGGTATAGGTAACTTACAAGTCACGCAGCCTGGTGATGGATATTATAGTGCTGAAGCTGAGATAAAAGGTGGTGGTGGATCTGGTGCAGAACTAGTTCCCATCACTGGTGGTGTAACTGGTCTTGCTATCGAAGGTAAAGGTAGGAACTACAATCTCAACGATATCACTCTTGTTATATCAGGTGGTGGTGGAGACGGAGCAACAGGTGTTGCTGAGGTTAATCAGTTCGGCTCAGTTACCTCAATTAGTATCAGTAACCCAGGTGAGTTTTTTGAGACTCCTCCAATTATACAGCTAATTGGTGGTGGTGGATCTGGTGCTACTGCTGAAGCACAGATCAATCTTGGAAGGATAACAAGTATTGATATACTAAATCCAGGTGGTAGTTACGTTACAGCACCGTCAGTTATATTCACTAGAGACACTAACTTAATTAGAACTCAAAGGAATAGAACTTCGTTAGAGAGTACATTATATAATGTAACTGCACTATTAAGAAATGCTGCAGCAGCAGATACTGTTCTATATGTTCAGACTACTGATGCATTTGCAGGTTCTGGTAAGTTCCAAATAGGAACTGAGATCGTAAGATACACTGGTAAGACTACTACTAGTTTTACTGGATGTACTAGAGGACTGAACTTTAGATATGATCAGAGGGTTGTATTAGATGCTTTAGCAGATTCTGGTGGACAGTCTGGATATAACTTTACTGTTTCAGATAGAATCAGAAGAGTTACAGAAGACAAGACCAATAAAGTTGCTGTTGTATATGACTGGAATAAGGTAACTAAAGAGTTATTCTTAATATTCGAAGTTGATGAATTAGCGTTTATCGATGGTGGTCGTTCTAACGAATCGACTGCTGTGATTCAGTTTATTGGAGGTGTTGCTAGTTCTTCTGGTACAGGTGAATCTCCACATGTACTTCTTGAGTCAATAGGAAAGAATATTCCAATCTTCACTGATCCTGTCGGTGTATTGGAAAATTTTGAGTTCGAAGACAACGATGAATTGGATGGAGCTGGTGATGGTATCCCTGACCTGGTAAATACTGGTACAGAGTTTGAGAATGAAATAAGTCTAGATGGTGGTATTGCATCATCTCTTTATGGTATTGAGGAAACTGTTGGTGGTCAAAACACCACACTATTCCAACAAGGGGATCAGTTATATGATTCTAGTTTAGTGCCATTAGTGTCTACTGTATCTACTGCAGGTGCTCTTGGTGATGGTGTTGCACATAGTGCGACCTCTTTCATTATTGCTAAATCATGGAATAGCGTTAATTATCAAGTAGATGAAATCCTAACTGGTAACTCTACTGGTGTAACTGCTAAAGTAGTTTCATTTAATAATGCATATGCTACTGGATATGTACAGTTAGAAGTAAAAGATCTAACAAATAATGGTAATACTTACCAATTTACGACCAGTGATACCCTAACAGGTGGTACATCTGGTGCGACGGTTGTATTCTTTAAAACGGAGTATACTAACCTCGTTAGAAACGAACCTGAATAAGTCACATAAATAAAAGGAAGGTAACCACTGCGTCATGGCACTACTCACCGATCAATTTAGAATTTTTACTGCCGAGAGATTCATTAAAGCTCTTGAGGGAGCAGATGCGTCGCAGTCAGACCTTGAGGCGGGTACGTCTAGAGATAGGTTGTACGTATTCATTGGCAGACCACAAGAATGGGATAACGAAAACGCACCTCCTACACCTGTTGACTCTTTCCAAGAGTTCTCAGATACATTTGCAGACATGATTTCACTGAAACGTGTTCTTGCGAATGACACTATACAGGTTGTTAGAAGAATCGACTGGACACCCCCAGAGCAAACAACTGGTGGATTAGGTTATGTTTATGATATGTATAGACATGATTATAGTTCTACAAAGACTGCTTCATCTGGTGCAACCAAGTTGTACGATGCAGACTTTTATGTTGTAAACTCACAATATCAAACTTATAAATGTATCTACAATGGCACGTCTCCTTCGGACCCCAATGGTAAACCGTCTACGGTTGAGCCAACTGGCACGTCAACAAGTATTATCACTACCTCCGATGGTTATCGTTGGAAGTATCTTTATACTATACCTGTTGGTCAGGTCTTAAAATTCTTCTCTAACGACTATATGCCTGTTCTTAGCGATGTCGCTGTTACAGGTGATGCTGTTGGTGGAGAGATTGATACAGTTGTTATCCAAGCATCAGGTACTGGATACAACAACGGAACCTATGAAAACGTCCCTATTAAAGGTGACGGAGTTGGTGGAAGAGTATCACTGGTTGTAGATGGTGGACGTATAGTTAACGCTACTGTGACATCTGGTGGATCTGGATACAACTTTGGTAAGATCGTTATTGATGAGGTCAACGGTATTGGTGCAGGAACTGGTACTGGTGCTGCTATTGACGTTATCATTCCCCCTGAGACAGGACATGGTGCTGAACCAGACTCTGAGTTAGGTGGATACCGTGTGATGATCAACACCAAGTTTACCTACGCTGAAGGTTCAGGTGACTTCCCAACTGATAACGATTATCGTCGTATTGGTTTGGTGATCAATCCTAAGCAGTATGGAACTACAGCTCTTACATCTGCTATTACATTATCTGCGACTCAAGCGGTGATATTCTCACCAACCTTTACAGGTCAGTTCCAAACTGATGAGATCGTAACCCAATCTCGTACCGTTGGTGGTCAACAGGTGACTGCTAGAGGTAGAGTTATATCATGGAATGATACCACTAAAGTCCTGAAGTTCTATCAAAATAGAATCGATGGTGTGTTCCCAGAAATTACTGGTAACTTAACTGACTTCGAAGGTGGTAACCCTGTGGTAGGTGCTACATCAGGTACATCTGCTGACCCAGACATCAACTTCCCAATAGTCTCTGGTTCATCCACTCGTATTATTAACAATACAGAATATGACTTGGGTATGTCATTTACTAATGGTTATGCAAAACCTGAGATCGAGCCAAATAGCGGTGAGATTATTTACATAGATAACAGAGGTGCTATCTCCAGAGCAGGAGACCAAATCGAAGATATCAAGATCGTAGTCGAGTTCTAAACAATGCCACAAAATACCAATCTGAATATCGCTCCGTATTTCGACGATTTCAGTAAAGCAAATAATTTTTATAGAGTACTCTTTAGACCAGGATTTCCAATCCAGGCTAGAGAACTTACTACTATGCAATCGATTCTACAGAATCAGATTGAGAATATGGGTACGCACCTCTTTAAAGAAGGTGCTATGGTCATACCTGGTCAAATAGGATATGACTTAACTGTACATAACATCCTTATTCAGCAAGCATTTTTAGGAGTAGACGTAGAGACATATAGAACACAGTTACATGGAAAGATTGTAGAGGGTCTTACTACTGGCATTAAAGCTAAGATTCTTTTCTCTATTCCTGCTACTGAATCTACTCGTGGTTATATTAGTTTCTATCTTAAGTATATTGAGTCAGGTGATACTACATCTGATGTAACTACAAAAGTATTCCAGAACAATGAACAGTTAATTTGTGAAAATGAATTGACTTTCGGTAATACTTTGATCGAAGTTGGATCACCATTTGCTCAGTTATTACCTGTGGAAGCATCACAGATTGGTACTACTGCATATATTAACGAAGGTGTATATTTTATTAGAGGTCACTTTGTAGATATTGCATCTGCATACATCATCTTAGATCAGTATACTAACAACCCATCTTATAGAGTTGGTTTCGAAGTATCAGAATCTATTATAACTCCAGAAGACGATCCTGCATTGACTGATAATGCTATCGGATCATCAAACTATTCTGCACCAGGTTCACATAGATTTAAAATTAATTGTACATTAGTTAAGAAACCAATAACTGATGACACGGATAAGAACTTTATAGAATTGTTACGTCTTAATAATTCTATTGTAGAAAACTTTGTTGATCGTACTGAGTATAATGAGATTGAGAAATCTATTGCTCGTCGTACTTATGAGACACACGGTGACTATGTTGTAAACTCATTTGAGGTACGTCCTAGAGAACACCTAGATGATTTCTTTAACAATGGTGTATATAAAGCAGGTGTAACTTCTGCTGATGGTAATGTAGCAAGTCAGAACTATGCTGCATTGGAAGTTGGTAAAGGAAAGGCATATGTAAAAGGATTTAGAACTGAACTTCTAACAGCAAACTACGTTGATGCACCAAAACCTCGTACATTTGTTGGACGTAATAACCAGATCATTCCTATTGACTTCTCACAGTCATGTGAGGTATATGACATCTGGGGTTGGCCAGAGATCGCAGGAGAGGGTGTAACCAACTGTTATCAGGTATTGGAACTAAGAGACAACTGGTCTGGTACAGGTGCTTCTAACAGCGTACAGGGTCGTCTCATAGGTATGGCACGTACTCTACAGTTAGAGCGTGATGGTAGTAAGTATAATCTGTTTATGTTTGACCTACAGATGATGACTGCTATTAACTTTGCAAACAGTCAAACAGTTAACAGTGGAGAAGTATTAAGAGGTCGTCAATCTGGTGCTACAGGTTTTGTATACAGTGGATCTGGTGCTGCAGCAATGCTTCATCAGGTATCTGGACAATTCCAGATTGGTGAAGTTATCGAAAGAGATGGTAGAGTATTAGATACATTAGATGCAGTATATCCATATGAGCCATCTGACATTCGTCAGGTAGTTGGTAAGGATGGTGCTACTGTTATCTTTACTGCTTCATTAACACTTAACTTAAGAGAGTCATTACCAGGCACAACTATTACTATTGATGCTGTAGGTGGTAACGATAGAATAGAAGGTTATGGTACTTTATTTGAGAATGATATTCGTGCAGGTGAAGTTCTAACTGCAACTGCTACCGATGGTAAAGCACAGAACTCTATTCGTGTTAAGAGAATAGATCCTGCTGCTATTGGATTTACTACTGCAAACAGGAATGATCCTGGTACTGCAGTTGTGTTTGATTTTACACAACAGCATGCTGCATTAGATACAGGTTTGACAAAAGGTACTGTTAGTGATGCTGAGTACCCTGCAGGGCAGGTTGTACGTTTACGTCCTCTCTTTAATCAGAAGACTGTAATGGATGGGGAATTGGTTATTGATATGCCTAAGAGAGCTATCAAGTCAATCTCTGACGAATCATTTACTATACTAAAAACATTTGCTAACAAACAGTTATCATCTGGTGACGTTACATTTACATTACCTGAGAACGAACAGTTTACTACATTAGATGGTGAGAATTATATTCTTACAGTTACTGCAGGTTCTAACTCTCATACTGGATATGGTTGGACACCTGGTACTAACGTTGATATTGAGGCAGAGTCAGAAAAGAACTCTCCTACTATCGGTGTATCGTTTGGTGCTAATAGACAATCACTACAGGTCACTGGTATGAACGGTGGTAGTGGTGGTTCATCAAATATATCTGAAGTAACTCTAACTGCTGCAGTTTCTGTTAATACAGTATCGAAGAAGATTAAGACTGCTGCTAAGATGAGAACAATGAAAGTTGTTCGTACTAGAAACAATACTGATGTACAGAACTATGGTTTAACATATGGTAACTTATATGGTACACGTATTGAGGATGAAGAGATATCATTTGCACTAAACGATGTCTACAAGGTTCATGCTGTATATGAATCAGAAGCAGATACCGATGCACAAGTTCCTTTTATTGTTCTAACTGAGAACGTATTCTTCGATCCAGGATCTATTGTCGTTGGTAGAACTAGTGGTGCACGTGCAAGAGTTGTATCATTTAACTCTAATAATCTTAGACTATACATCGTACCTACAAGTTCTGAGTTCTTTAACTCAGGTGAAACTGTTGATGGTTTTGATGATGCTCTAAATGCTTTAGTTGGTGTTGTTGATGACGCTGACGGATCATTAGAAAGAGGATCAAAGAATATCACAGCAAACTTTGATTTAGATTCTAATCTAAACTCATACTACTATAGTGTATCTAAAATTGTTAGAAAGGGTGGTACTGCTGAACCTCGTAGAAAACTAGCAGTTGTATTTGACTACTTCATTCATGAAGCATCAGGAGATTACTTCTCTAACCAGTCTTATTCTGGTATTGACTTCGCTGATATTCCTAGATGGAGAGGAGATAACAGTCAGAGATACTTAACTGATACTGTAGACTTCAGACCTGCTGTTGGTGAATTAGCATCTGGATCTGGTACTGTTGAGCAACCATACTACACTAACTGTGTTAGTTTAGACTTTGATGCAAGAGTATTTACATCTACTGGTGGTGCAGGTGGTTCTACAATCTTTAATCCACCTAAGGTAGAAGAAGAATTTAGATGTGATTATGATTACTATCTTCCACGTCGTGACAAGTTATTCATGACTCATGATGGTGATCTAAAACTATCACAAGGTATCCCTGCTGAAGATCCCCCTGAGGCAGATAATCTTGACAATGCAATGTTACTTGCCAAGATTACATACGAACCATATGTTTATGATGTAGATGAAGATATTACTATCTCATTACATCAACAGCGTCGTTATACAATGGAAGACATTGGTAACATGGACAGACGTTTACAAGACGTTGAGTACTACACTTCTCTATCACTTCTTGAGAGTGATGCTAGAAATGTAAAAGCGTATGATGATGATGGATTTGATCGTCTTAAGAATGGATTTATGGTTGATGACTTTACATCTCATGGAACATCTGCAACACAATCAATTGACTTTAAGTGTTCATTAGACTTTACTGAAGGAGAATTACGTCCACAGCACTATACTACTAACGTAGCATTAGAGTGGAACCAGACTGCTTCTTCTAATATACAGAAAGCAGTTGCTAATATTTTAACTCTTCCATATACATCTGATGCATTAATCATACAACCATATGCTTCTAGAATGGAGAACGTTAACCCATTTAACGTCTTCACATTCATTGGTCGTATTGATCTAACTCCTGCATCTGATGACTGGACAGATACACGTCGTGCTCCTGTTAGAATAACAAACATAGAAGGTAACTTCGAAGCAACTCGTAGAAGGTTAGGTGCAAACCAACAAGGTTTTGCTCCTATACAGTGGAGAGCATGGAGAACAGCATGGACTGGTGTTAGAAGATCTGAAACAAGAAGATGGAGAGAAACAACATTTGCTCGTGGTGTACCTAGAAGAGTTCTATCTGGTGAGACTATCACTACAACTCGTCGTCAGGTAAGAAGTGGTGTAAGAACCAGAGTTGTACCTAGGATTGACAGAAGATCATTAGGTGATAGTATTATTGACTCAACATTCGTACCATGGATTCGTTCCAGAAACGTTGGGTTCGATGTACAGCGTATCAAACCAAAAACAAGAATGTATGCATTCTTTGATGGTGATCAGGTAATGACTTACATTACACCTAAGTTGATTGAGATAGTTAAGAACTCCACAGAAGATGCTAGAACGAACGAAACACCATTTGTTATTGGTGAAACTGTTATTGGTGCACAATCTGGATCAAGGTTTAGAATTGCTGCTCCTAACGACGGATTATCTACTAACCCATATAGTCAGACTAATTCTTTACTACCAGACTCATATGCGTCACAAACAGATATCATAAACATTGATACTGTTGTTATGGCACAAACTATATCACCTGATTACTATGGTAATGCTAGAATCGGTGAGATATTAATTGGTCAAACATCTGGTGCACGTGCTGTTGTAAAAGATAGAAGATTGATTTCTGACTTAGTTGGAAACATGAAAGGTATATTCTTTATACCTAACCCTCAGAACAGTTCTAACCCACGTTGGGCAACTGGTTCCAGAGTGTTTAGATTATCCTCCTCAGAGACCGATAGCAGACTCCCTGGTGCAGTTGATTCTGCTGCTGAGGCAGATTATACAGCAAGAGGTACTCTTAATACTGTACAAGAAAATATCCTTGCAGTTAGAAATGCAAGTGTTGTTCGTGATACTGTCAATGATACAAGAACAGTTCGTTCTACAAGAACAAACGTAAGACAGGTTGGTTGGTGGGATCCACTTGCTCAATCATTCTTATTAGAGCAACAAGGTGGTACATATGTTACTGCTGTTGATATCTTCTTTGGAACTAAGGATACAAATATTCCTATCTCTATGCAGATACGTCCTATGGAGAATGGATATCCTACTAAAGACATCCTACCTTTCTCTGATGTTACTATAGAACCATCAGGTGTTGAGGTATCTGAGAACGCATCGATTGCAACTAGATTTGTATTCCCTGCTCCTGTGTACATTCCACAGTCTGAAGAGCATTGCTTCGTTCTATTCTCTGACTCTAACGAGTATAAGGTGTGGATATCACGAATGGGTGATATCGATATTAGTGGAACCCGAACCATATCTGAGCAACCATATGCAGGTGTTCTCTTTAAATCACAGAACGCTTCTACTTGGACTGCAGACCAGTATGAGGATCTTAAGTTCACATTATACCGTGCTACATTTGATACATCTGTCACTGGTAGAGCAGTGTTTAACAACACTAAATTGGGTCTAGCGAACGATGGAATATTAAGTTTGGTAAATAATCCTATAACAACAATTAAACCACAGCAGTTAATTACACTACCTGCAGGTACAAACTACTCATTCACTGTGGGTGCCCGTATCAAACAGACCCCTTCCAATGCAGAAGGAACTGTGGTAGAATTTGATTCTGTCGCTAACCCAGAAGTGATAACTGTTACAGATATCGTGGGTACATTTGCACAAGGTTTCTTAGATGGATCGGGAGATCCCTTCCAAGCACTGAAATCTTCACAGTCAACTGTATCACTTGTCATGTCAGTGGTTAACAATGGTGTGTTCGAACCAGGTGATGTTATCACAGGTTCTTCCTCAGGTGCGACTGCAGTGGTTACTGCATACGATTCTGGTACAACAACAATTACAGCTAACTATGTTGACTCTCAATTTGATACTAGCAACGACACCCTTTCGGAGCCTGGTGGAGTTTCTGGTACTATCAGTTCTGCTTCCTACAGTGGTGACTCTTACACCGCTTACCCAAGTTTAACTCCTACTGCAAGGGCAGTAGATAAGAAGATTCATGTCTTCCATCCTAATCACGGTATGCACAGTCGTGCAAATAACGTAACGATTACTGGTGTGAAGTCAGAGATTCCTTCTACAGTACTTACTACAACGCTTTCTTCTACAGCAACATCTATTGCTATACAGGAAGCAGGTACCTTCCATAAAATTATTAATGGACAAAGTATAAGCAATACAAACCAAGGATACCTTAAGATCTATGCTGCTGAGTTCCCATCTGCTGTAGGTTCTATACCTGGCACAGATGAAGCAACAGAAGCATGGCAAGGATGGGATCCAGTACATGAGATTGTTGCTTACAGTGCAATCAACTCAACTGGTACTACAATTACTGTAGCAACATCAGGTAGGGCATCTGCTTCTACAGTTGCTAGAGAGTGGCCAGCAGGTTCTATTGTAGAATGCTATAACCTTGATGGTATACCTCTAACAGAAATCAATAAGACACACACTGCTCTTGATGATCCAACCTTAGATTCATATACTCTCACCACAACTTCCACTGCTAGTGTTGGTATTAGAACTGGAGGACCAGGTATAACAGCTACACAGAACGTTCCATTCGAACTTATAACTCCTACAATTCAGGTAATGAACTTTAAGGAGACTAGTATGGTTGCCTCACTGAATACCACATCTGGTACTTCTATAGGTAACAGTGGAACTATTGTTGACCAAGCATCCTTTGTTAACAATGGTACCTATGATATTATCCAAATGAATGAAGAGAACTATTATGATAATCCTAGGATTATTTGTTCACAGATCAATGAAGATAATAAACTAGAAGGTAACAAGTCATTTATTATGCGTATCGACATGGCATCGGAGAAAGATAACCTTACTCCTGTCATTGACTTGGATCGTGTTTCTGCTATTACTACTAGTAACAGAATCAATAAGTGGCCAGGTGGTCAGCAAGTATTAGGTCTACAAGCTGATATTGATACCACTGCGGATGTCTCTCTATTACCTGCAGGTGACCAGAATGAGGCAGTCTATATAACTAAGATAGCGAAACTTTCTAATGTCTCTCGTTCTATCAGATTAATGATATCAATGAAGAGATATGGTGATGCTAATATTAGTGTCTACTACAGAACCCAAAAACCAGGTTCTGATAAAATGGTAGAGGAAATTGGATTCACCAAGGTTCCAATACCTGAAGTTGGTTCTACCAACATTGGTGAGGAAGAGTGGGAAGACTTCGAATACACAGTCGAAGGTGAGGAATTCCAAGCATTCCAAATTAAGATCGTTATGACAGGAACCAACCAAGCGAAAGTTCCTTTAGTGAAAGACCTACGTGCAATCGCATTTGCTTCATAATGGACTATAAATTTACTGGAAAGAAATTTATCCCTGTCGAGGGTGACGAAAACAAAGGATACTACAGAGATGTAGATTCCAATGCTATCGTAATGACCGATGGTGATGAGTATTCTAAATACATGCAGTCTTTTAATGAAAGACAACGTAAGAAAAGTGAATTTACCTCTTTACAAAAGGAAGTAAATGAACTAAAATCTGATGTAACAGACATTAAAACTTTACTATTACAACTCGTGGAGAAGAAACATGCCAGCTGACGTGACTGAATCAAAAGAACCTTCTGTATTATTGCAGGAGTTTAAGGATCGTTATTCCAACATCCAAAAAGAGACTCAACAACTCCAAGGAAAGATCAGGGAGAATGAGTCAACAGCTCTTAAATTGTTAGGAGCAATAGAAACTTTAGAGTATCTTAATCCACCTGTTGCTGAAGAACCAGTGACAGAACCAACCGAATAAGCTCTAAGGTCTCATTTGTGGCATAAATAAACAAGAGAGCTTATAGCTAGCGTTTAAATTAAATGGCAAATAGACTACAATTACGACGTGACGGTGCACAGCAATGGGCAAACGTTAATGCAATCCTTGCTCAGGGTGAACTTGGCATCGAACTTGATACCTCACGGATCAAGATAGGAGATGGTGTCACACCATGGAACTCTCTTAAATACGAAAGACCATTAGAGACGGAAAGTAATACTGCAAACACACTTGTAAAACGTGATGCTGACGGTAACTTTGAGGCAGGTGCCATTACTGCTTCTATTATCGGTAACAGTGCTACTGCTACAAGACTTGCTAACGCTCGTTCATTCACCCTAACAGGTGACATGTCGGGTTCTGCTTCGTTTGATGGATCAGCAAACATTAATATTACTGCTGAACTAAACTACCAACCTGGTCTGCCACATTATGATCCTAATAATCTTACAGCACAAGCATCATATACTAGACTAACAATTGACTCTCGTGGTCGTGTTGTTACTGGTGACAACCCAACAACGTTGGCACAGTATGGTATTGCTGACGCTCAACCTGCAGATCCAGAACTACAGTCTCTAGCAGACATGTCTGGTTTTGGTATTATTGCTCGTACTGCTGCAGGAACATTATCAAACAGACAGATCGCAGTTAGTTCGGGTCGTTTACTCGTAACTAATGGTACTGGACAAAACGGAAACCCTGTATTAGATCTTGCTGATACACCTGTTGTTGTTGGTTCTTACAACCCTGTAGGAAACTTAGACACACCTTTAGTGTCAGTCACAACTGGTGATGAGACAGTAAACACAACGAACTTTACTGTCGATAGATATGGTCGTCTTACTGCTGCGACTACATCTGCTATTGCTACAGCAACACAAGGTACTGAAGTAATAGCGTACGACGCAGGTACATCATATACAAGAAATGATAAGATCAAAAACTCAAGTGATAGGCTTTACCAGGCTTTGCTTGATATTACTAGTGGTGGCGGGGAACCAACACACACAGATGGAAGTGATACGGGGTCTTGGAGATATCTCGGATCTAGTTTAGCACCTCAAAAAGGTCTAGCATCATTTAACCAAGAAGATTTTGACGTTACTGCATGGAATGCTGCAGGTAACTATGAAGGTGGTTTTGTTACTATTGCACAGGCAGGTGTAGATAACGGTCAGTTACAGAACTCACGTGTATCATTTGCTGATGGAAATACTAAAGAAGATTTTGATCTAGATCAAGAACTTACAGCAACTACAGGATACAGAGGATTTAATTATCTAAACTACGTTAAGATAAACAACACATCTGGTAGTCTTTTATTTGGAGCGAACAATACAGGAGATAGTGGTGCAGGAGAAATTGATATTAATGTTAGATCATACTTTAGTGATCCAGACATAACACTTGATGGTACTGTTGCACAGACTTTAGATAAGACTGGTGATGGTAACTTAATATTCCAGACTACACAGAACTCAACTTCTGCTAGGAGTCTTAGTATACTTGCAACCAACTCAGGTTCGGGTGATTCTAATATTATTATTCAGTCAGAGAATGATATTACAATCGCAGCAACGAATGTCTCTAACAGAGTTCATGTAGAAGACTATTGGTTACAAGATAACGTCTTATCAACTACCAATGCAACAATGGTACTTGACCCTAATGATGACGATGATGTCACAGGTCTAGTACAAGTTCGTGGTAACTTGCAAGTAGATGGAACTACAACAACAGTTAACTCTACTGTTGTAACTATCGATGATCCTATATTTACACTGGGTGGTGATACTACTCCAGTAGCAGATGACAATAAGGATCGTGGTATTGAGTTTAAATATTATGATTCAGAAGCAAGAGTTGGATTCTTTGGATGGGATGAAGATTATGCTGACTCTAATATATGGAGTTCTACTGGTGGATATAGATTATTATATAATGCAACTAATACATCCGAAGTTTTCTCTGGTACTGATGCTCCCCTAATCGCAGGTAACCTAAGACTTACAACAAACACAGGTTCTACCTGGAAGACACCTACAACTGGTACACTGGTTGTAACTGGTGGTGTAGGTATTTCTGAAAACATTAACGTTGGTGGAACATCCCACTTAAACGGTAACGTTGAGATTGATGGCACTGTTGATATAGATGCCAACTTCGCTGTTAGAAATAATACTACTGATAAGTTTACTATTGCTAGTGCGACAGGTAACACAGTTATTGAGGGTACAGTTGACATTCAGTTAGCAACAACTATAACTGATGGTCTTCTTATACAAGCAGACGATAAAAAATTCGAAGTTCAGACTGCAGGTGGTACTAGCGTATTTGATATTGATACAGATAATGGTAATACACATACAGATGGTACATTAGATGTAGATAGCGGAGTAACATTTAATAGCACTCTTGATGTAGATAACAACGTAACTCTTAATGCTGAGTTAGATGTTGATGGCAACTCATTATTCCATAACAACATCACTCTTGATACAACTGGTAAGAACTTTAAGATCACAAACGGATCTGCAGATAAGTTTACTGTTCTATCTACAAATGGTAATACAGATATCAGAGGTACATTAGATGTAGGTTCTGCAGTCGTATTCGAAAATAACTTTAATGCTAATGGTAATAACACTACTATTGGTAACGCTAATACTGATGTATTCACTGTCAACTCAGTCACAACATTTACCGATAATATCACAGTCAATGGTGACGTTGATTTCGACACTAATCTAAATGTAGATGGTCATGCAGACTTTAATACAACTGTAATTATAGATGGTCAAACTACAATCTATGATTCAGTAATTATTCAGTCTGATAACGAAGTCTTTAACGTTAATAACGCAGCAGCACAGACCCAATTCTCTATCGACTCTGACAACGGTAACACCGTAATAGGTAGAGCAGGTCTTGGTACTGCATCTGTAGGTCTATTGACTGTTCATGGTGATACTCTACTGAACCGTGACTTAGTAGTTGATGGCAATACAACCATAGGTGATGCTAATACAGATACATTAACTGTTAACTCAGAATCAACATTTAATGCAGATGTAACAATCGCAGGTTCTAATAATTTCCAAGTAACGGGTAATGCAATAGTTGACGGGAACCTAACAGTTCACGGTACTACAACAACAGTTAACTCTACTGTAGTTACTTTAGATGATCCTATCATTACTTTGGGTGGTGACACTGCTCCTGCTAATGATGACGGTAAAGACCGTGGTGTTGAGTTTAGATACTACAGTGGTTCGGCTAAACTTGGATGGTTTGGTTGGGATAATAATATAGGGCGTTTTGCACTCTTTAATGATGCAACAAACTCTAGTGAAGTATTCTCAGGAACTAGATCAGGTATTGATGCAGGTAGTATAAAACTATTTGACACAACAAACGCTACTACCTCCTCTACAGGTACATTAATAGTTGGTGGTGGTGCAGGTATTGGTTTAGATCTATATGTTGGAGATGATCTTAACGTTGCTGACGATGCTTCTATCGGTGGAAACTTAGATGTTACAGGAACATTTGATGTAACTAATGACTTAGCAGTTAACACTTCTAAGATGACAGTTGCTTCTGCAACTGGTAATACAGTTATCCAAGGTTCACTACAAGTAGATCAGGGTGTAACTCTTGGTGATGCTGCAGGTGATAACCACACTATTACTGGTACTGTAACCTTTAACCAAGCAATTACATCAACAGATATCACTGCTGATAATATTCAGATCGGTGTATCGGGTGCTACTGAGATTGATACTACTTCAGGTAATCTAGTTTTAGATTCTGCAGGTGGTACAATTCACATTACAGATCATGCTGACATCGATGGAAACTTAAATGTTGATGGTAATCAACAATTAGATGGTACACTGACTGTTGATAGTACATCAACCTTTAAAGACCATGTATCAATAGAAGATAATAAGTATTTAAAATTAGGTGATGATAGTGATTACAGTATAGGATTTGTTACTGCAATTAGTGCAGTTTGGGAAAATGTTGGTACAGGAGCAACCCAGAAAATTACCCAAGCACCAGGCATCACTTTACAAGACGGTAGTGGTAATAAATTCTTTAAAGCAGGAAGTTCTGATACTGGTTTGTATCATGTGGGATCTCAGAAACTTGCTACAACTTCTGGAGGGGTTACGGTAACTGGGTTAACAACTACTGATACTCTCTTAGTCAACACAACTTCTACATTTAGCGGTGCGATTACATCAACAGATATTACTGCTGATAACATTCAGATTGGTGTTAGTGGATCTAGTGAAGTTGATACAGCATCTGGTGCGTTAACATTAGACTCTGCTACTGGTGAGACTATCGTTGATGACAACTTAACTATCAATGGAACATTAGATGTAGATGCGTTAACAACAATAACTGACGCTCTAACAGTTAAGGCAGATAACAAACTAGTATCATTCCAGACTGCTGCAGGTGCTACTGTGTTCAGTGTCGATACTGACAACGGTAACACAGATATACAGGGTACTCTTAATGTGGAGGGTGCAACAACTATTGACGATACATTTAATGTTACTCAGGCAACTGATCTAGATAGCACTCTAAATGTTGATGGTGTTGCTACTTTCCAAAACAATGTAGTATTAAACGCTGATAATAAAGAATTTGCAATACAGTTAGATGATGGCACTGACAAGTTTACAGTCCAATCAGCAACTGGTAATACAGATATACAAGGAACTCTTGATGTTAATGGAGCAACAAATGTTACCAACACATTAGGAGTCACAGGACTTACATCTCTTACAAATAACACTAACCCAACATCTCTATCTGGCAATGCTGCTTTGATGGTTACTGCAGGTGGTGCAACTGTTGATGAAGATGTGTACATTGGTTCTGATCTATTCTTAGGTCCTAACGCAGGTACAACAATCACCCTAAATGGTGGTAGTGGTAATGCAGACTTTGGTGGAACATTAGACGTAGCTGGACAGACAACATTATCAACTATCGATGCTACTAGTTTGACAACATCTTCTGGTTTGACAATCGGTGGTTCGATAGCAGTTAACTCCACTAAGTTTACAGTGGCAGGTGCTACTGGTAACACTGCTGTTGATGGAACATTAGATGTCAACAACGCAACAACAATAACAGATACACTGAACGTTACTAACAACGTTGACTTTGATGCTGCGTTAAATGTAGATGGAACTACAACATTAAATGATGCTCTCACACAGAACAGTACATCACTCTTTAAAGATAATGTTGTACTAAGAGGATCTACTAAGACATTAAAACTTCAGAACGGATCTGGAACTGATAAGATAACTCTTAACTCCACTTCTGGTGCTGCAACAATCACAGGATTAACAACAACTAATTCTCTTGACGTTACAACCAACACCACGATAGGTGGAACTCTTGGAGTTACAGGTCAGATCACTGGTAACGTAACAGGTGCTTTGACAGGTAATGCTGATACTGCATCGTTGGTTGACGTTACTGATACTACATCATCTAACCTTACATACTATCCAACTTTCGTTTCTACTAACACAGGAAACACAGAAGTTAGAACTGACTCTACTAACCTTACATACAACCCTTCTACTAACAGACTAACTGTTACAAACTTCAGATCAACAACTGACTTTGAGGTTCAGGGTAACTTGACTATTACTGGTAACATTGCATATAACCAGTCAGAGGTTGGTAGTATTGCGAACCATGATACTGATGCACTTACTGAAGGATCAACTAATCTATACTTCACTAACGAAAGAGTTGATGATAGAGTTGATGCTCTAATCACAGGTGGTACAGGTATTACTGCGACTTACGATGACGCAGGTAACATCTTAACCTTGAGCACTACTCAAGCAGATATTAATACAGACAACGTTACTGAAGGAACAACTAATCTATTCACTACTGCTGCTAGAACTAGAACACACTTCACATATGGTAATGGTATTGCACTAGCAGGTTCTGGTGAACTAACTGTAACTCAGTCACAAATTAGCACAGACAATGTAACTGAAGGATCAACAAACCTCTTTACTACTGCTGCTAGAACTCGTGGACATATTAGTGTAACTGGAGACTTAGCATACAATGCTTCTACTGGTGTCATCTCTTACACAATCCCAACAACGATTGCTTCTATATCTAATCATGATACTGGTGATCTAACAGAAGGAACAAATCTATACTACACAGATGAGAGAGTAGATGACAGAGTTAATGCTCTTATAACTGCAGGTACAGGACTAACTAAGACTTACGATGATGCTTCTAACACATACACACTAGCATTCTCATTCTCTGAGTTTGATACAGACAGTGTTGTAGAAGGATCAACTAATCTCTTTACTACTGCTGCCAGAACAAGAACACACTTTACATATGGCACAGGTATCACTCACTCTGGTGGTACTCTATCTGTCACACAGGCAGACATTGACACAGACAATATAACTGAAGGTTCATCTAACCTCTTTACAACTGCTGCTAGAACTAGAACTCACTTCACATACGGAACTGGTATTACACACAGTAGTGGAACTCTTTCTGTTACTCAATCTGATATTGATACAGACAATGTAACTGAAGGATCTACAAATCTATTCACAACTGCTGCTCGCACTAGAGGACACATCTCTGTTGGTGGAGACCTAGCATACAATAGTGGCACAGGTGTTATCTCCTTTACTGAGAGAACTGATGCTCAGGTTAATACTCTTGCAGATGCAAGAATTACTGCTGCTGATACCGATGATCTATCTGAAGGATCAACCAACCTTTACTACACCAACGCTCGTGCTGATGCTCGTGTCGTTGCAGGTATCACTGGAAAACTTGATGCTTCTGCAATCAGCACATTCGGTCTAACACTAGTTGATGACGCTGATGCTGCTGCTGTCATAGCCACTCTTGGACTTGGCACTGCTGCTGTTACTGCATCAACTGCCTATGCTACTGCTGCACAGGGTACACTTGCTGCATCTGCTACACAACCAGGTGACTTATCAACTGTGGCAACCAGTGGAGCATACAATGACCTAACTGGCAAACCTACATTATTCTCTGGTGATTATGATGACCTATCTAACAAACCTACATTAGGAACTGCTGCTGCAACTGCAACAACTGCCTATGCTACTGCTGCACAAGGTACACTTGCCACTAACGCAGCACCATTAGCATCTCCTACGCTGACAGGTACACCAGCTGCACCAACTGCTGCTCAAGCAACTAACACAACACAGATTGCTACCACAGCATTTGTCCAGTCTAATTTGACTGCTGCATTACTTCGCACTGCTCTTGGTATTGTATCGGCAGTTAACGATGCTGGCTCTGGTCTCGCATCAGGTGAAATGTACTTTAATACTACTTCTAATACTTACGTACTTGTAGCATAATGGCACAACCAAACTCAAAAGCAACCCTTAAAGAATACTGTTTACGTAGATTAGGTAAACCAGTATTAGAGATCAACGTATCTGATGATCAAATCGATGATGCTATCGATTATGGAATACAAAAATTCCAACAGTATCATTATGATGGTGCTGAGAGAGTTTATCTTAAACACCTATTTACAGCAGCTGAGATCGCTGCAGGTAAACAAACAGATAGTACTACAGGTGTAGATGGTACTACAGCATGGGGTGAGCAAACAAACTATCTTTCTATACCAGATCATATACTAGCGGTAGAAGGTCTCTTTGCATTTACTGACAAAGGAACTAGAAATATGTTTGACATTCGTTATCAGATCAGACTAAATGATCTATACGATTTTACATCAACACAGTTCTATCATTACTTTATGATTCAGTCACACTTAGAAAGTATTGACTGGTTATTAGAAGGTATGAAACCAGTAAGATATTCGCAGGTACAGAATAGATTACATATAGATTTTGACTGGACAGAAGATTCCCTAGCAGATCAGTATGTTGTTATCAAAGCATGGAGAGCATTAGATCCAACTACATGGACAGAGATATACAATCAGATGTGGTTAAAAGATTATTGTTCTGCAAAAATTAAGAAGCAGTGGGGACAGAATATGACCAAGTTCCAGAACGTTCAGATGCCAGGTGGAGTAACTCTTAACGGTGAAATGATATACAATGATGCAGTAGAAGAGTTAAAAATCTTAGATGAGTCCCTACGTAATACATGGGAAACTCCTCCACTAGACATGATAGGATGATATGGCACTTAACACTTATTTTTCACAAGGAACTACAGGTGAGCAAGGTCTTACCCAAGATCTAGTTGACGAACAAATTAAGATGTTTGGGAAGAATGTGTTTTACATTCCTAGAACATTAGTAAAAGAAGATGGAGTATTTGGTGAAGATACCCTATCCAAGTTTGAGGGTGCATTCGAAGTAGAAGTTTATATCGAAGACTCAGGTGGGTTTCGTGGTGATGGAGATATCTTTAGTAAGTTTGGTGTGCAAATATCTGATCAGGTTACTCTGGTTATGTCACGAAGAAGATTTACTGCTGCTGTAGATGATAACGCACAGTTAATTGTAGAAGGTAGACCTAACGAAGGTGATCTAATTCATATACCATTAGCAAACAAAACATTCGAAATACAATTCGTAGAGCATGAACAACCTTTCTATCAGTTAGGTAGTTTATATGTTTGGGGATTACGCTGTGAGTTGTTCCAGTACAGCGACGAGGATATCGATACTGGTGTTGCTGCAGTAGATGCTATAGAAGCAAACTTTGCAAATGCAATAGCAGTAAACCTAGTTGCAGGTGGTACAGGTACATTCTCAGTGGGAGAGATTATCACTGGTGGTACATCTAATGTATCTGCTGAGGTTAAGTCCTTTGATGCAGCAACACAACAGATACAGGTATACAATCGTACAGGCATCTTTACGGTGCCTGAGACCCTCACAGGGCAGACTTCAGGGGCAGCTTGGACAACTGCTACATATAATACAATAAATAATGTTAACAGTGAGTTTGATATCAATGCAACAGTTGAGACTCAAGCAGATGCTGTTGTTGATTTCACACAAGGTAATCCCTTTGGTGAATTTGGAAATAAAGGGAGTAGCATCTAATGCTTGGCACATACAGTTATCATGAGATAATAAAGAAGACAGTTGTCGGTTTCGGTACACTGTTTAATAATATAGAACTTAGACGCACATCTGGTTCTAAAACTGAGGTGATGAAAGTTCCCCTAGCATATGGTCCTAAGCAAAAGTTTCTTGCTAGACTACAACAGTTAGGAGATCTAAGTACTAAGAATCAGGTACAGATCACCCTACCTCGTATATCATTTGAGATTACAGGTATTCAGTATGATGCAACAAGGAAGGTTGCACCCACTCAGTACATAAGACACACTAGTGGTACTACTACTAACAAAGGTTTTATGCCTATACCATATAATGTAAACTTTGAGTTAGCAATTCTTGCCAAGAATCAGGATGATTCACTTCAGATCCTTGAGCAAATTTTACCATTCTTCCAACCAAGTTTTAATATTACGATGAACTTGGTTCCTTCTTTAGGTGAGAAAAGAGACTATCCTATCACTCTAACTGATGTCGCTTATGATGATCAGTATGAAGGTGATTATGATACTCGTAGAACTTTGATTTACACTTTGCAATTTATTGCAAAAACCTATCTTTACGGTCCTGTATTGGACAAGTCAGGAGAGGTTATCAAGAAGTCTATCGTGGACTACTCAACAGACAGTGCTCGTACTGCTCCAAGAGAAGTCAGATATACTGCTACACCTAGATCACTTGTTGATAGAACAGGTGATGCTGTAACTACACTCTCTAATAGTATAGATCTTAACGATGGAATCTTCGAGGTTGCATCAGTAGCAGATCTAGTAGTTGGAGATGAGTTCCAAGTCGATACCGAGGTTATGCACATCACTCGTATAGTAGGTACTACATTACACGTTAGTCGTGGATATAATCAGAGTACTATTGCTACACATACAGGTGGTGCAGGATTACTTAAGATCGATGCTGCAGACAATACACTTGTAGAATCAGACGATGACTTTGGTTTTAATGAATTGTATTCTGAGTTCACCGATGGAAAATCAAGAAACCCAACCACAGGATCCGATGAATAAATTTGATGGGATTGAGGATGCTCTCAATGTAGAAGCATCTATCATACCAAAAGAAGAAGTTAAACCTGTCGTTAAGATAGATAACTCCAAAGATCTTAAACAGGACTATGAATATTCTCGTGGTCAACTTTATAATCTTATTGAGAAAGGTCAAGAAGCAATTAGTGGTATCATGGATGTCGCTAATCAATCTGATCAACCTAGAGCATATGAAGTCGCAGGACAACTTATCAAACACGTCGGTGATGTGGCAGATAAACTAGTTGATTTGCAGAAAAAAGTAAACGATATAGAAAATCCTAAAGCAAGTAAGACACAAGAAGTTACTAACAATACTATGTTCGTTGGTAGTACTAGTGACCTTGCAAAGTTTCTAAAGAAGAAACAAGATAAATAACACTGTAGATAGGTAATACCTAGAGAGGCAACAATGTCAGTTTTAAATGTATTAGATACCCAAACAATCTCTGCTAATGGCAGTGGTTTTATTGTGGTGAAAACAGGAGTGCTCAGAGCATTCTGCACAGCAGCATCAACTATAAAAGTTGACGCAGGTCCTGCAATCGTACTTGCAGCAGGTGAAGCAATATTAATTTATTGTGGTAAACCAAAGCATGCAAAGATCGCTGCAGCTACCGATGCTAACCCAACAGTCTTGACCATATCAGGATTCTCTGGTGGTGGTCGTCATACATTTAGTGCTGATGATTATATCGAAACTGTAGATGGTGGTGACACTGATGGTTTCGTTGCTGCATTCGAATCTGCTGCTAGTGCAGGTAAAAAGGTTGCATCTGCAACTGGAAGTACCATCACTACAGATATAGATGCATCTGCTGCATCTGGTGATTATGCATTATCTGCTGCTGATTCTACTGCAGGAAATATTCCTCAAGTATCAAGAGCAGTTAAACTTACCGCAGGAGCTGGATCTGGTGGTGTAGTCATTGAGCAAGTCCAGATAGTAGGGGGTTAAGTTGGAATGCCCGCAGTCTCCAAAAAACAACAACGATTCTTCGGGATGGTTAGACAAGCTCAAAAGGAGGGTCAAGCGAAAGCTGCCTCACCTGAGGTTGCCAGAGTTGCTTCCAGCATAAAGAAAAAAGATGCAAAAGACTTCGCATCCACTAAACATAAAGGGTTACCCATGAAAAAAGAATCTGCAATCAGTGAGGAAGGTTACGACAAGATGCGTGACAAGAAACTTGAGCGTGGAGAATGGAAAGGTGGTAAGTCCAATTACAAAGCACCTTACGAAACTGATAAGCAAAGATCAGAACGTATGAAAAAATCAGCAGCAAATTCCATGAAAGCATTAAACATTGTCAAAGATGCCATTCGTAAGAAGCACGGTAAAGGTGCTATTATGGGTGAAGAGAATCTTTCTGAACTAGATAAAAAGACACTAGGAAGTTATGTTAGAAAGTCTTCTGCTAGTATGGCAGGTGCTGCAATCGATAATGATATGAAAAAGGTTGGTAAAAGATACTCTGGTATCCAGAAAGCAACTAAGAAGATGGCAGAGCATCATGAGAAAGATGAGAATGGCAAAGTTATAGAGCATGAGGTGGAAGATACTACACCCAGTTCAGTAGAAGAAGCAGCGTACACAGGACCTAACAAAGAAGATAGAAAGCAAATAAAGAAAATGGATAAACCTAGTTATGCTAAGAA